GGCAAGATGGATGAAACAATATTTTTGAATTTTTCTCGCTTGTTAGTAAAAGATGAAATAAAGAAAGGTTCTTTCAACTTAAAAGTTGGGCTCGGTAATTTTACCGCATCGTCAACATACACAGCAACAATCACAGATTTTAGCGGATCTGATGGATACTTTGTAAATTCACCTGCCGGCGAATACGGTATACTATATGCATCTGCTTCAAATAAAATGATGACAGCCTCACTGGATGCTACAAACAAACTAAGGCCATGTGGAGTACTATTTTATCAAGCAGGTGTAGCGGCGATTACATCTTCGCTATTTCACACAGGCGGCTTGAACAACAACGGGTTCCTCCGAAATGCTAAGGGTGCTAATATCCCGGGTATTGCACCAACCTTTGACCTCGGCGGCCGCAACTTGAGAGATCTTATCGGTCACGCAAATGAAACTGGATCTACAATAACTAACATTTGTGATGGTATTAGAAACAAGATAATTGATCTTTCGTTCAATAATACAACTGAACTTAACTCAACAATTTATTTTTGTAGAGCGAGTCACAACGAGTTCAACTATAGTTCTAATCCAACATATCTTTCAGGATCAAAGGTTAGAGTAAAGGGTGATGACATACTCGCTGCCCCACGATCATATGTTACAACTGTTGGTTTGTACGCTGCCGACAATGAGCTTCTTGCAGTGGCAAAGCTTTCTGAACCACTTCGAAAAGATCCAACAAACGAACTGACACTGAGAGTGCGTTTGGATTACTAAAAATGTCTTTCAAGAAGTTTTCAAGAGATGATGTGTTTTACAATACCATCGAAGCACATCCAGAAGTTGAATTCTTTATATATTCTGGGGACACTTATTATAATCGCGAATCTGCTAAAAGTGGTAATTTTTCAAATACAATAAACCACGTCTCACAAGGTCATATATCTTTATATGAGCTAAATGTCAATCGACCATCTGGTAAGCTTGTAAGAGCTTTTATGACAAAGGATGGTAATAGAACAACGTTTAAAACTGTTAGTAGTTCTGAATTCGCAGGAACAGCTTATGGGGACTCAACAACAATGCCCTATCCTTACTCTGCCAGTATAAGTAGAATATACGTACCGTCAGGGACAGAGCATCAAATTATTGACTTTAGAAACCAAGCGCCTGCAGTTCATGCAAATAAAAAATATATCACAGCATTAGAGAATCCAATCAATCATAGTGATGATCTTAGTGAAAGGTTTTCATATGGTTCGTTGGGCACATCAAATGTAAATTTAATTTGTGTCCCATCTATCTTCTACGGATCTGAAGTTGAAAAAGGTTCGGTGCAATTAGATTTTTACTTGACAGGAACATTAGTGGCAAGACTCCAAGATACGAAAAAGAATGGAGAACTGATACAAACTTATGGAACAAACTCGGGCTCTATAGCTGGAATTGCATTATATGATTATGGCATCTTTGTTCTCACTGGTTCGTGGGATTTGCACGCAACACATCAGGATGGATACTTCAGTGGTGTAAATTCTAAACCTAATTGGCTATCTTTTGGTACAGGCATTGCCGAACCAGGTGCGGCTTCTTCTAAGACTGCACACTCTATAGATGATGACTCACAGTATCTTGTAAAGTTTAGAGGCACGAACAAAATACCTACCATTACTATGATGGCGCATGCAAAACAAGGAGACTTGAATTATTCACATAACCCTACATTTATAGAAAATCAAAACCAACTGTCTGCATCTATATCTCAGGGGTCGGTATACAGGGAGACTCCTGGTACAATAAAAAATATTAAGAAATCAACTTTTGCTGGCCACAATGAAGAGTTTGAAAATATAACTTACATTTCAAAAATCGGTATATATGATGAAAATAAAAATCTCATAGCAATTGCAACATTAGCAAATCCTGTAAAAAAGACAGAATTGAAAGAATACACATTTAAACTCAGAATGGACTTCTAGAATGTTGCTGAATAAGAAAGCAAAGTTCTTGATGATTCGCCTGTCTGGTCTTAAGGAAGAACTTGTAATAACCAGAGAGACTGCACACTATGCAGATCAGGAATTTCAAAAAGCCTTCAATGAAAAATACTTTCCAGAGAAAGCTAAACAGAACGATTCAGATAAAGGTCTTAGCACAGGAGACGAAAATGAAGAAAAGATAAAAGAAGCAAGGGAGCAGGCACAAGACCAACAAGAGGAGCCAGAGCTGCCCCCAGCAGAAGAAACATTATCAGCAAGTAAAGACGTGGACCCAAAAATAAAGAAGATGTTTAAATCTATTGCAAAGGAAGTGCACCCGGACAAACTAGGGAACCTATCGCAAGAGGAAAAGCAGAAAAAGAAAGACATGTATCAAACAGCACGCCGGGCACTGGAGGAAGAAGACTTTGCATCTTTGTATACGATATGTAAAGAGTTAGATTTGGAACTACCAGAAATTGACGAGGAAGGTGTTGCAAAAATAGAAAAACAAATAATGTCTATAAAAAAAGAGATAAATAGAATAAAATCAACTTTTATGTGGCAATGGTTATTTGCACCAAGCAAACAAGCAAAGGAGTCTTTAATTGAACAACTCTTCAACAGAATGTATCCTAGGTCTTGATATATCAACATCAATCACTGGAGCAACAATAATTCAAGATGGTAAAATTTTAAAAACATCTTTTTGGGATACAAGAAACAAAAAGTATTTTCCAACAATTTATAAAAAAGCACATTTTGTAAAAAGTCAATTAGAATTTTTATCATCAGAATACAAAATCTCTCACATTTATATTGAACAATCCCTTCACTCCTTCCGCTCTGGATTTTCATCAGCGCAGACTTTATCGACATTATCAAGATTTAATGGTATAGTATCTTGGATGTGCTGGGATTTATTCGGCTTAGACCCAGAGATGATCGCAGCCACATCAGCGCGCAAACAAGCAGGCGTTGGTATCAAACGCGGTGACAACGCAAAAGAAAAGGTTTTACAATTTATTATTGACAAATACCCTGATATCGAGATACAATATACAAAACATGGAAATCCAAAGCCCGGTACATTAGATATGTGCGACAGTATTATAATCGCGTTAGCAGGAGATAAACTTGTCAGAGAAGCTCAAACTACTTAAGAAAGCCCTAGGTCGTTGTTGGTCTAATGACGACGAGCACCAGTTTCACTGCCCAAAGTGCAATCACCACAAACTAAAATTATCAGTAAATATAGAGAAAGATGTGTTCAAGTGTTGGATATGTGATTACTCTGGCACAAAGATATCTCCGCTTATTCGCAGGTTTGCACCGGCCTATTATGCAGACTGGCGTTCTATCGCTGGTGAGGTCGACCTCGCAAAGTATGACACCATCTTTGCAGAACATGTACCTGAGCCACCACAGATTATTGACCTGCCGGAAAACTTCCAAACACTAACAGGCAAAAAGACAAGACTAAAGAGGCGCGCCTTGGAATACCTTTACTCACGCGGCTTTACAGATAGAGACATACTAACTTGGAAGATTGGCTTCTGTGACTATGGAGAGTATCAGGATAGGGTCATCATTCCAAGCTTCGACGATGATGGCAACGTCAATTTTTTTGTTGCAAGGTCGTATACGGACGACTGGATGAAATACAAGAACCCAAGAGTCAGCAAAGACATTATCTTCAACGACCTAAACATCGACTGGCACGACGATGTGATTCTGGCCGAGGGTGTATTCGATGCGATGAAGTGTAAGAACGCTGTACCGTTACTCGGTTCAACCTTGCGAGAGAACTCAAGACTGTTCCAAAAGATATGCCGACACCGACCGGATGTTTACTTGGCCCTAGACGAAGATGTCAAAGTAAAAGAGTTCGGGATAGCAAAGAAACTAAGAGAATATGGCATAAAGGTTATGTCTATCGACGTCAGCGGCTATTCAGACATCGGAGAAATGCCACAAGAGGTGGTTGAACAGCGCAAACAAAATGCTGACATTGTATCCGATTTAGACTATTTACATTATAAACTTGACTTCTAGGGGAACAATAATGAAAAAATCAGAACTTATCAAGATAATAAAAGAAGAATTACAAAAGCAACTCGTACTAAAAGAGTACTCTGGTACCACAGGCAACAGGGGTGACGCCGCCAAACGTCATGAATTCAACGACAGGAGCATGGTAGATACTCTAAAAGAAATTCTTGCCGTTTTGCAAAGTATCGACTCAAAAACAGGAGCACAATAATGGAACTTACAAAAAGAAGACTAAAAGAAATCATCGCAGAAGAGATGAACCACTTGGCAGAAACAGGTGATCTCAACATGATTACCGAAGCAGAAAAGAAAGCATTCGAGATTATCCTTGAAAAGCTTACACCAAAGCAATTGGAAGAGATGGGGCTAAGGAGGGTTTGATATGAAAAAGTCAGAACTTATTAAGATTATAAAAGAAGAGATTGAAAGCGTATTAACAGAACAAACTACTGCACAAATGCAAAATAAGTTTACTGATAGACTGTGTAAAGATCCCAAACTTCGGGCCCGACTTCAAAGAGAACAAGCTAAGGAAACAGATGAAGTACGCAAACAGACACGAGCAATGTTAATTATGCAATCTAAAATGCAATGCCCAGACGCTTGGAATTAATACTTGACACCACACACCAACTTTGATACAATAAAGATACTATAACCATTTACGGAGAATAAATGAGATTTGCTCATATTGCGGATACCCATATCCGAAATCTAAAATATCACTTCGAATACAAAGAAGTATTCAAACAATTATACAAATCATTAAAACAAGAAAAAGTGGATTACATTATTCACTGCGGAGATATTGCACACACCAAGACACAGATCTCACCAGAGTTCGTTGATATGTGCAGGGACTTCTTCGAGAACTTAGCTGCCATCGCACCGACCTATGTTATCTTAGGTAATCACGATGGTAACCTTCGCAATGGGTCAAGACAGGATGCTTTGTCTCCTATTGCAAAAGCTATCAATAATCCTAACCTTATTCTACTGAAGAATGCTGGAGAGGTAAAGATCAATGATAAGTTTTGTTTGAATGTTTTATCTGTGTTCGACGAGGAGAACTGGGTAGAACCATCTGACTATGATGCTATCAACATTGCTTTGTATCACGGAGCTATTGACAAGTCAAAGACAGACAGTAATTGGACTCTAGGGGGAGACCATAGTATCGAAATCTTTGAAGAGTTTGACTTTGGTTTCCTAGGAGACATTCACAAGACTCAGCAGCTAGACAAAGAAGGTCGCATTTGGTATGCAGGTTCAACAGTACAGCAAAACTTTGGAGAGACTTTGGACAAAGGCTATTTGCTTTGGGATATTGAAAGCAAGGATGAATTCACTACTAAACTTATTACTTTTGACAACCCCAAGCCTTTCGTCACACTTACTCTAAGCGAGAAGGGTAATCTCCCCAGGGCGAAACCACCAGAGGGAGCTAGGCTTCGTATTGTGTCTGAAAGTAATGTATCCTTAGACAAGGTCCGTAAGGCTGTAGATATAGCAAAGTTTAAGTACAATCCAGAGTCAGTGACTTATCTTAATCGAGCAGCCGGTAAACAAATCAAAGTTGCTGCTCCTGAAGGCTTGCAGAAACAAGACTTGCGAGACCTGAAAACTCAGGAAGCTCTAATGTCCGAATACCTAAAAGAGTATGAAGCGACAGAGGAAGTTTTAGAGAAAGTCTATGAACTAAATAAGGAATTCAATAAGCAGATTGAAGAAAATGAAGATGTCATGCGGAACGTTAACTGGTCTCTTCAAAGTTTAGAATGGGACAATCTGTTCAATTATGGAGAAGGTAATACTATAGACTTTACAAAATTAGAGGGTATTGTAGGTATTTTTGGAAAGAATTACTCGGGTAAGTCTTCTATTGTAGATACTTTACTCTATTCTATGTATAACTCTACTTCCAAATCTATTCGTAAAAATCTAAACATTATTAATCAAAATAAAGATAATTGCACCGCAACTGCAACAATCAAAGTAGATGATACAAATTATATTATTGAACGTAAGTCTAATAAGTATACAAAGCGCTTAAAGGGCGTTGAGACGCAAGAAGCAACAACTGACCTAGAGTTTTACTCGCAAGACTCTATTGGTAACCACACAGGCTTAAATGGCACGTCTAGGCAAGATACGGACAAGAATGTAAGAAAGTATTTTGGCACACTACCAGACTTTTTAGCAACTTCAATGGCTTCTCAGTTAGACTCCCTCTCATTCATCAATGAAGGTTCGACTAAGAGGAAAGAGTTTCTTGCAAAGTTTTTAGACCTAGAAATCTTTGATAAGAAGTTTAAGATGGCAAAAGAAGCTTCGGCCGATATAAAGGTTGCCTTAAGGCGTCTAGAGGGTATCGACTTTGATACAAATATTAAAGATATCAAGGCTGAAATTATCAAAAGCGAATTGGCCATTGAAAAGAACAAGGCAATCTGTATTTCTCTTAAGGAAGAGATGACAGAGTTGACGAAAGAAGTTGGCCTGCTGGAAGACAAGATATCTTCAGTACCTGCAGAAATTATCGATCCTGTTTTGACGGCTAACAAGATATCGCAAAAAGAGAAAGCTATCCTACAGATAAACGCCAAGAAAACTGACGCGCAAAAAAACATCGATGAGGATAAAACCAAGTATGAAAAGATTGAAGACTTCTTAAAAGATTTTGAGATAGAAAAGTATAAGAAAAAGAAACAGTCTTTTACAAAGGTCAATGACGAGTTAAGTGAGTTAATTTTACTTTTAGAAAGTTTATCTTTGCAGAAAAGTTTGTTAGTAACAGAGCAAGATAAGGTTTGTACTAGTTGTCATCCACTTATTGGGGAGACCATCGAAACAAAAACAGAAGAAATATCTTCAGTTGTGCAAAAAATCAATGCCATTGGCGAAGATATCTCTCATGAAGAAATGACCAAGGTAAATAAATACATAGAGAAATACGATGCTCTAATTGAAAAAAGAGATAATCTTGCAAACTCGATAACAACTAGTAATTTAATTATTGAACGAGCAGATAGTCTCTTGTTTAAGGAACAGATTGAACTTGATCAACTTAAAAACAAAGCAACAGAGTATGAGGAGAACAAAGAAGCAATTGAAAATTTAAAACAATTGATGTCAGACAGAGAGAAACTAGAAGAACAGTCCAGAGATAAAGAGAAAGAAATGAACTTATGCGAGCAGAAGATTATGCAGCTGCATAAGAAGCACGGGTCTTCTGAGCAGAAGCTATCGCACACACAAGAGCAGCAGCAAGAATTCCGTGAACTAGAAAAAGACTTTGCAGCTTATCATCTTTTTATGGTCTGTTGTCATCCTAACGGAGTTTCTTATGAAATTATTAAAGAAAGGTTGCCTTATATCAATCAAGAGATATCTAAGATATTGACTAATATTGTAGAGTTTGAGGTATTCATTTCTAACAACGAGGACAAGTTAGACATCTTCATTAAACATCCGAGTCACGACCCTCGTCCATTGGAGATGGGGTCCGGAGCAGAGAAGACTATTGCAAGCATGGCAATTCGCCTCGCGTTCTTAACTGTGTCCAGTTTACCAAAGTCCGACCTATTTATACTTGACGAGCCAGGAACTGCTCTCGATGAAGAAAATATGGAAGGCTTTGTACGTATTTTAGATATGGTCAAGGGTTATTTCAAGACTGTTCTTCTTATTTCGCATTTAGACAGTCTAAAGGACTGTGTAGATATGCAGATAAATATCGAGAAAAGAAACGGCTATGCGCACGTAAACATATAGGAGGATTCATGGTGACAGCAATAAAAGCATTCGCAGACAAATATACAGAGAGATTTATCTCTCGTAAGTTCTTAGCTTGGATAACGGCAACTGCACTCTGTGTATATGGAACAGTGACTAGTGGTGATTGGGTAGCGGTAACGCTAGCATACATTGGATCACAAGCATTGGTCGATCTTGCAGTACAGTGGAAGCATGGCAAACAGTGATACTGAAGCTAAGAATATTTTGGGCATGTCTCAAAAAAAACTGGAAGACTGCTGCTTTAGCAGTGTGGTCGATCATAGTTTGGATTATTTCTAGGAGAAATTCATCTGCCGCAATCGCTGCAATGGAGGCTAACAAGGAATCTTACGAGGCTCAGATCAATTCTTTGAAAAAGCAGCACAAGATCGAACGTGAAAAAATAGAAGAACTAAATTTAAAATATAGAGAAACTATTGCTAAAATAGAAGAAAAGTATAACAAGAAAGAGCAAGAACTTTCTAGAAAAGAAAAGAAGAGAGTAAAAGAAATTGTCAAACAAGCAAAGGAAAAACCTGATGAAATTAGCAAAAAGATTGAAGACCTGTTTGGTTTTACTTCTGATTCTTAGTTTTACTACTGCAGCCTTTGCACAGCCCGGCAAATATGTTCAACTTGGGAAGGGTCAGATAATACCCTGGTCAGGATGGTGTTTCGATGCAGAAGCCATGGCTTCAATCCTAGTGGAGAGAGAAGGGCAAGAAGCTAGGTGTAGAATAAAGTTATTGCGACAAGCTGAAGAACTAGGGGCAACATACGACTTGGAAGTAGGGAAACTAAAAGCAGAGATGCAATATGAAGTACAAACAAGAGAAGATACTATTGAAGCTCTAAAGTCAGAAAATCTTAAAATAGAAAACGCCCTAATACAACAGCAGAAGTTTGGATGGATAGCTCCAGCTTCTATTGGTATTCTTGTAGGCGCACTGTCATTTTTTCTGGTGACGATGTGAGCAAAGAAAAAGATCTAAATCAAATAGCTAAAATAGAGAAAGCTATAAAGGAGAAGTATGGAGAAGAGGCAATTCAAAACCCTAAGGGATCTTGGTCAAAAGAGAAAGAAGCTAAGTATTTGGAAGAACTCAAGGCTTTTTACGAAAGGTCATCACGCAAAAAGAATACAGAAATGGTGGGAGATATTCGAGTCAAGAAAAAGAAAACTTCGCACAAGGTAGATAGAACATGCCCAGTTTGTGGCTCCTATTCATTTTCTTTGAACGATGATGTATATATGACAAAGTTTAATTGTTGTTTTAGTTGTTATATACAATACATTGAAGGTAGAGAAGAACGCTGGAAATCGGGCTGGAGACCAAACAACTAACTATTTAATATTAGCAAACTATTTATTGCAAGAGGATTATACATAATGGCAACAACTTTAGAAATTATAAATGGTATCTCGCAGGTACTCGCGAACACATATGACGGGGCACTTGATGAGTCCGGCGAACCAATTAAGATTGGTTTGAGAAGGGAGGAGGGGAACCCTCTTGTTGACCACAGGATTATGGATGGCTTTAGTGCCTGCATAGTTGGGAACCGTTTACATATTAAGTATCATGCAGAGATACCGCTAAAAGAAGTTCACTCAAATGGTTTCGAAGGAGAAATGGAATCAATGGTGGAGAAGGTAAAGTCTTTCCTGCAGAAGGAATACAGGAAGGTAACCAAATCTTCTCTTTCTCTTTCGGACCCAAGCGAGGTTGATGTTCTCGTCGAATATATCTCTCGTGTGCGTACAACTGTAAAAGTTCATAAGTGCTATCAAATTGGCGGAGTGCCGGCTGAACCTGAGAAGGAAATAGACCCTGAATTTGAAAAGTTTACAAAACTCGGCGGCCTGAAGTCGTAAGAGGGCATATGCCAATAAAACTTACCAAGCAAGAAATAATGAAAGAGATTGTCCGTTGCGGCAAGAAACCTGAATATTTCATTCACACGTATGCAAAAATAACACACCCAATGAAAGGTCTTATACCTTTTCATTTGTACCCATTTCAAGAAAAATTACTAGAAGACTTTGAAGATCATAGATTTAATGTTATACTGAAAGCGCGACAGTTAGGTATTTCAACAGTCACGGCTGCTTATGTAGCTTGGATGATGATGTTTCATAGAGAAAAAAACGTTCTCGTGATAGCAACAAAATTCAACACTGCAGCAAATTTAGTAAAGAAAGTTAAAGCAATTATAAAAAACCTACCAGAATGGTTACGAATTTCTACAGTAGATATAGATAACAGAACTTCATTTGTTTTATCTAATGGCTCGCAAATCAAGGCCTCTTCGACCTCTGGAGACGCAGGCCGATCAGAGGCATTGTCATTACTGGTAATAGACGAAGCTGCACATGTTGAAGGTTTAGACGACTTATGGATGGGTCTTTATCCTACATTATCAACTGGTGGACGCTGTATCGCGCTGTCAACACCAAACGGTGTAGGTAATTGGTTTCACAAGATATATACAGAAGCAGATAACAAAACAAATGATTTTTTTCCAACAAAATTGCCATGGGATGTACATCCTGACCGTGATGACGATTGGTTCGAAAAAGAAACAAGAAACATGTCTCGAAGAGAGATCGCGCAAGAACTTGAGTGCAACTTCAACATGTCAGGGGAAACAGTCTTTTCACCGGAAGATATGCAAATTTACCACGACATGACTAAAGAACCTAAATATAGGACCGGTTTTGATAGAAATCTTTGGATATGGGAAGAACGCAAGCAAGAGAATACCTACTTGCTCTCTGCTGATGTTGCAAGAGGCGACGGTAAAGACTATTCGGTTTGTCATGTATTTAAATTAGAAACAATGGAGATGGTAGCTGAGTACCAAGGAAAGTGTACACCAGATGTATTTTCTAGAGTACTTTACGATATGGGTCAGGAATACGGGAATGGTCTTTTGGTAGTGGAAAACAACTCCGTTGGATTTGCAGTGCTTGATAAACTCAAGGAGATGAGGTACCCAAATTTGTACCATTCAGTAAAATCGACTCATGAATTTGTAGAAGAATATCAAGCAGATCAGATGTCAAATGCCGTTGCGGGCTTTTCCACAACTTCAAAGACTCGACCTCTAATAGTTGCTAAGATGGAAGAATTCATAAGAAATGGTCTAATTAAGATATATTCACAGAGACTGCTTTCTGAAATGAGAACTTTTGTTTGGAATAATGGACGCGCTGAAGCTATGAGATCTTATAATGATGACCTTATTATGGCATGCGCAGTAGGATGTTGGGTCAGAGATACGGCATTATCAGTGAACCAAAGAGACGCAGAATATGCAAAAGCTTTTGTTGGGGCTATAACAAGGAACTCCAATAAACTAGATACTAGAATAAAGGGTATGGTAGGTACCCAAAAACTAAAGATGACTGATCAAATGAACAAGCATCAACATAACGTAACCAACTTTCCTTGGTTATTTAAGGGATAAGATATGGCAGGTAAAAACAACAAGAACAATACAAGAAACCCGCAGAGCTTACTGTTTAGAAGGTTGACTAGACTTCTTTCTGGCCCCCTAACACAGTACAGGACTCAAAACAACCACAGACTTCGTAGAATAGAACTGGATAAGTATGCCAGTAAGTTTACATCAGCATCTGGAAGAGATTTTAAAAAGACAGCATATAATCCTTATGATAATTTACAGTCTGGATACATGGCATCTCAGCAACGAACTGAAAGATATGTTGACTTTGATCAGATGGAATACACCCCTGAAATCGCATCTGCACTAGATATTTATGCAGATGAAATGACAACATACTCTAGCCTGACGCCTATGCTTTCGGTCAGTTGCGATAATGAAGAAATAAAAGCAATACTGGAATCTTTGTATCAGAATGTTTTGAATATAGAGCACAATTTATTTTCATGGTGTAGAACCATGTGTAAGTATGGAGACTTCTTTTTGTACTTAGACTTGGATGATAAACTAGGTATCACCTCAGTTATTGGTTTACCAACACAAGAATTAGAAAGGATAGAAGGAGAAGATAAGACAAATCCAAACTATGTTCAATATCAATGGAATTCTGCTGGCATGACATTTGAAAACTGGCAAATTGGACATTTTAGGATTCTAGGCCAAGACAAATACAACCCATATGGAACTTCTGTTTTGGAACCGGCTAGAAGAATATGGAGACAGTTGACGCTCTTGGAAGATGCTATGATGGCATACAGAATCGTTCGCTCACCTGATAGAAGAGCATTCTATATTGATGTAGGAAATATACCACCACAAGATGTTGAGCAGTATATGCAGAAAGTTATGACCACAATGAAGAGGAATCAAGTAGTTGATCCAACTACCGGCCGGGTTGACCTAAGATATAACCCTTTGTCAATTGAAGAAGATTACTTTATTCCTGTGCGCGGTCAAAGCTCAACAAAGATTGAGCCTGTCGGTGGTGGTAAATACACTGGGGATATTGACGATGTAAAGTATCTAAGAGATAAGTTGTTTTCAGCCCTCAAGGTGCCGGCAGCTTATATATCTTCAGATGGAGAAAAAGCTGTAGAAGATAAAACAACTCTCGCGCAAAAAGATATTAGATTTGCGAGAACTGTACAGAGACTACAAAGATCGATTATAACAGAAGTTGAAAAGATTGGAATCATTCATCTTTACACTTTAGGATATAGAGAAGAGGATTTAGTTTCTTTTACCTGTCACTTGAACAATCCTTCGAAGATTGCAGAGATGCAAGAACTAGAGCATTGGAAAACTGAGTTTGATATTGTCGGATCCGCAACGGAAGGGTTTTTCTCTAAGCAATGGTTGGCTAAGACTTTATTTGGCATGTCTGATGAAGAATTTATTAGGAATAGAAGAGAAATGTTTTATGACAAGAGATTTGAAGCAGCCTTGGAGACTGTTGGTGAAGCTGAGCAGGCTGAAATGACCGCTGGAATTGATGCTGGAGTCGACGCACTTGACGCCGGCGGTGATACAGGCACGCCTGGTGGTACTGGAACTGTAGGTGCTGAGCCTGATCTTACTGCAGGTCTTGATGCTGGCGCAGGAGCTGGCGGTGACGCTGGCGCTGCAGCAGGAGGAGATACCCCCGCAGCAGCCCCCGGAGGAGGCGCAGAAGAAGGAGATCTTCTAGCAGCTCCACCAGGTAAGCGTGAAGACTCAAAAGGTAGAACTACCACTGCAAAATCTCATGGATGGTATGAACCGCGCGGCCTCAAGGCAGGCGGCGACAGGAGAAAAGGATCAGGCCCTCGAAAGAAAAACATGAACAGAGCAGCTTCACCAGAAACCGGAACAATCAGAAAGATGTTCCCTGGAATGGGAGAGCTTTCAAGTTTAGCGAGGGGAACAAGCATTTATGAATCAAATGGAACTAATTATAAAGTAGAGGAATCTAAAATCCTTAAAGAGCAAAAAGAGTTGGATGCTCTTTTCAAGAGTCTAAAAGCGAGGGACGAAAAGAATGAGACTGAAGCATAATAAAAAAAGAAACACTGCATTTGTTTATGAGGCACTCGTAAGAGAACTTACAGAATCTGTTGTAAAGAACAATAAGAATAAGCAAAATAAAATTGTTTCTATTATAAAGGAGCACTTTTCTGGTGATTCCGTACTGAAAAAAGAGTTAGAACTTTATAAGACCATATATGAAACCAGACATATTGAGAAAACAACAGCAGAGAAGATTGTTGTGCAAGTAAAGCAAGAGCATGATTCCCTTGATAAGAGAAAATTGTTCTTAGAACAATCAGCATTGATTAGTAAAATAAACAGAACACTGTCAAATAAAGTTTACAGCAACTTTGTACCTAACTACAAAACAATAGCATCAGTATATTCTATCTTTCAAGATGCGCTACCAGTAAAAGATAGAGTCTTGTTGGAAGAGAACATAGTAGATCAAATGTCAGCATCTGTTCAAACAAAACAAGAATCTCAACAACCAATGGACTCGATAATATACAGTACATTTGTTACAAAATTCAATGAAGAATATTCAGAGATGCTTAGCGAAAATCAAAAAAAGCTTCTCAACAATTATATTTCATCATTTGATGATAATCAAGTGGAACTAAAGATATACCTTAATGAAGAAATAGGAAGAATAAAAGACAAGCTTTCAGAGATAACTGAATCTCAACAAAATATTGATAGCGATATCAAGCAAAAAATACAGAAGGTCTATGCTGTTTTAGATGAGACCAAGAATAGAGAAATAGATACCGAGACTTTAGAAATAGTTTTGACAACACAGCAAATTTTGGAAGAGTTTGAGAACAATGGCGATTGATATAGAAATAAAACTAGATCCTAGAATTGAGCTAAAAGCTCGTCGAACGATAGATGGAAATATTATTATTCTTGATCATGAAGATATTGATATCGTTTTGTTGAAAGATAAAAGAAAATGTATAACTTTCCCAAAAAAAACAATGTCCGAAAAGGTATATTATGCTCAGGATAGAATGTTTCACTTTTTATCCAAGAAGGGCCTCATAAGTGCATCTTCAGTTAGAGGAGGCAACGTTTTTGGTTCTTTAGAGGCGGAAATGTTAGAATCAAAAATTCCTGGTGTAGATTATAATCAAGCATTGTTATTTTCAATTCATGAATACATAACTGGTGAGCGTCCATATTTTAAAGCATCCGCGGAATACGATGAGGATAGACTTGACGCAATGCTTCGTCCATCTCCCGAAGATTCTACAGAGCTTGGAGATGTCCCACACGCTGCTAAGAAGGGTACTAACGACCCTTCTGTTCGTCCATATGGATTTATGTATAACTATTCCCTTGTAAGAGAGGGGAATGAAAGTGAGGATTCGTGACATTTATTTGGTTTTGCCTTATTTCATACGGCCTAACTCAGATCCTCGTTTACGGAAAAATCTTCGACCCAATCCGACCAAAGTCCGGAAAGTTAGGGCAATTGCTTAGTTGCTCTATGTGCACTGGCTTTTGGGTAGGCCTATTTTTATGGTCCGTAAAGGACTATACACAACTATTTACTTTTGATAATTCGTTTATTACCGGACTTCTTTTGGGATTTGCTGGTTCTGCAGCATCTTATATAGGAAATATGGTTTTTGGAGACGACGGAATAAAGATAGAACATCTTGTAAAGGAGACAAAATGAGAAATTTGGTTACAATAAAGAGAATGCTCAGACCAGTTCGACGCTGCAAGAATGGTTGCTAGTTGACGCGGGTGGCCCCCGCAATTATTTTCGAGAGGACGATTATGAAGATTATTAGAGAATATTTTGAATTATGTGAAGGCGGTGTTTGCCAGGACCTTTTAACAGAAGCAGATAAAAAGTTTGTACAAGACGGTGGTATGATGCTTTCAGGCTTGATGCAGTGTGCAGAAACTAAAAACGGAAACGGTAGAATATATCCTTTTCCAATTTTAGAAAGAGAGGTAAAAAATTATGCTAGACTTGTAAACGACAGGCGCGCCCTTGGCGAGTTGGATCATCCAGATAGTTCTGTTATAAATCTCGCTAACGCCTCTCATATGGTGACAAGAATCTGGATGGAAGGCAACCAGTGTATGGGAACTATTCGGGTTTTGAATACTCCATCTGGACAAATTCTTCGCTCTCTTGTGGAATCAGGAGTAAAACTAGGCATCTCTTCTAGAGGTATGGGCTCAGTCTCGGAACGAAATGGTGTTACCATGGTAGAAGATGATTTCCAGCTTCTTTGTTTTGACATGGTTTCGGACCCATCTACACCAGGTGCGTTTATGATGACAGAGGCAAAGAGTCCAACAAACATTTTTACTAAAGAAGATAAAATTGACCGTGCATTAAATAATTTCTTGCACAAGTTTGGAGAAAAATGAAAAAGTCAGAATTGAAAAGTATAATCAAGGAATGCGTCAAGGAGGTCCTTTTTGAAGAAGGAGTGCTGTCTAATCTTGTAGCAGAGGTAGCTTTTGGCATTACGAAAGCTCAGGGTACCTTAGTAGAGACAAAAGCTGTACAGTCATCCCCAGCGGTTTTGGAAGAAGCCAGAGAGAAAGAACTGGAGTCTAGAAGAAAAAAGATGCTTGAAACAAAGCGTAAAATGCTAGACGCTATGGGTAATTCAAAGATGGCAAATGTATTTGAAGGCACTGAGCCTCTAAAACAGGGTGGCACGCCGGGAGCAACGCCGGCTCAAGGCCCTATGGCTGGCAGAGACCCTAATGATGCTGGTGTTGATATCAGCGGTTTGTTTAGTTTAGCAGGTCAGAAGTGGAACGCTCTAAAGTAAAGGAGAAACGATGAGCAGAGGAAAACCATGCCATGTTGAGATAGTGATTACAGATCAAAGTCAAGTGGCGAGAATGATAAAAAAGTTTACAAGAAAATGCAAGAAAGTTGGCATTTTTGAAGAGACAAGGAATAGAAGATATTTTAAATCTAAGTCTCTAAAAAGAAAAGAAAAACGGGAAAATAAAAAGAGGTTGTCCCAAAAATCAACCCAAAAGATGAAAGACAAGTTTAATAAATTTGATTAGGAGAACAGATAATGTCACAATTTCATAGACACTCAGCGTGGGGCAGGGTCCGCAGACCAAAAAATATTTTAGGAGAAGACGGAACCAGAGTTACATCAGCCGCAACTTCAGATACTACGATAATTGATAGTGCCGCACCAGATAACGATAAAAGAGAAACAATTAGTGGAGTAGCACTGAACGCCGCAACGCGGAGAATAACACTCACTACGGCCGATAGTTTGGGCACAAATGTATTCGACGGCGCTTCTGGAGTAGTTATAACGCGTGGGTTTCATCAACTTGTGGACGGAAAGCCTCTCAACATTATTAGCACCAATGATGCAGCTAATGAAACTGTAGTTACAGTGCCTGGAGATATTAGCCAGCACGTACTGAATAGTTTGACTTTAAGTGCAAGAGGTACCCTAGTTCAACAAACTGTCGATGGGGTTCGAACTGAGAATGCAAGATACCTGCATTTGTGGCTGTACGACTCCACCGGTGGCGGCGTAACGATCACAGTGTATGGGTACAATTATGCATTTGGAGAGTGGGGTGTAATTCAATTACCCGTTGGTGTACAGAATGGAGCACACACAACTGCAGAGTTAGCTTATGTGGATGCTATATTTACCGCGGCAAACACAGCAAGAACCCACATCCTGCCAATAGCAGGTATAGATAAGGTCTATTTTGTTTCATCTGAAGCGAACGACGCAGATGTTAAATTGTCGGCAGCTATTTCTACCTTCTAATACATCAAAAATTTTTTCCTTCCCTTTGCTGTGCCCTAGCACTATTTACTAAGAGGCAAACTCGTTTGTCCACTTTATACGTATAAATTGTTAGGAGTCAAAAACATGTCAAATCTACTTGAAAGAGCCATCATCGATGCTACGGCTTTGAAGGATGCTGCTCTCAAGAACGCAGAACAGCTCGTTATTGAAAAGTATTCTTTAGAAGTAAAGCAAGCAATGAATCAGCTCTTAGAGCAAGAGGGTGCCGACGCAATGGCAGATTTGTTTGGCGATAATACAGGAGAGGACCCTCTCGCTGGACTAGAAGATTCAGATCCAGCAGCAGAGGCTGCAGCCGCCGCGCCTGAAGAAGCGGGTGAAGAACAAGAAGCAGAACCAACTATAAAATCAGATGATGTTGAAGCTCAGGTCCCTGATGCGTTTGCATCTGATGAAGATGAAATTATTCAAATTAAGCTTGATTCTCTTGAGGACGAGATTGGTGACGATGATGACCAGGATATCGGTCTATTTGGTGGGGATGATGAACTAGCAGATGATGAAATAGGAATCGATCTCCAGAGTGATGAAGATATAGCAGCAGACTCAGATTTTGACACTGCCATAGATGACATGATAGCTAGTGGAGGTGATGTTGGAATAGATATTACTGGTGACTCTCCAATGTCAGCCGCTGCCTTGGAAGAAATAATTACTGACGCTTTGAAGGATGCATTGAACGAAGAAGAACTCGAAGAAGAAATAGATGAGCTAGAAGAAGAAATTGATCTTGATGAGCTTATGGAAAGAGTTCGAGTTGAAGGCACCCCTCAAAAGTCTGGCTGGGCCGGAACACCAGAATCGATTATGCAAGAATATGAATCAATGCTGCTTGCAAGAGAGCAAGACAGCAAAGTAAAAGAAGAGAATGAGGAACTTCGCAAGAATGTTGCCGCTCTTCAAAAAGAAAACAAGACACTATCTTCTGCGGCAACAAAGCTGCAGGAACAAAACAAAGAATATAGTGCAGCATTTGAAACTCTGCAAGAAAAGTTGGAAACCATGAATGTTTCTAACGCAAAGTTGCTGTATATTAACCAGGCTCTTGAGAATGCCTCCTTGAATGAGCGACAAAAAAGAAAAATTGTCGAAGCCATTTCGAAAGCCGAAACAGTACAAGAAGCAAAGATTGTATTTGAAACTATGAACGATACAGTTGCTACTACTTCAGACGTGAAGAGGGAAGCTACTTTAAGTGAAATGGTATCGAGGAAGTCATCGTTACTTGTCGCGGCTCGAAAAGAGCAATCTACAAAGGATGCCAATCCTTTATTCAATAGAATGCAAACATTGGCAGGAATAAAGACAAAATAATTCTAAAATTTATAGAAAAGGAGGTGAATTTATAATGTCTATTTTACAAAAATTAACAGAAGGCGTACAGTCTCGCGATCTCCGCGCAGAAGGTGCAGCACTTCTTAACAAGTGGGAAGCTACTGGCTTGCTTGAAGGTCTCGGTAACGAGAACCAGAAGCAGGGAATGGCGGTACTTCTCGAAAACCAAGCGAAGGAACTTCTTAGAGAAGCTTCTTCCATGGCTGCAGGTGATGTCGAAGGCTTCGCTGCAGTTGCATTCCCAATCGTTCGTCGTGTATTCGGTGGACTTATAGCAAATGATCTCGTATCGGTTCAGCCAATGAGCTTGCCATCCGGTCTCATTTTCTTCCTTGACTTCACACACGAAGCTGGTGAAACAGGTGCACCTTCAGGATCACTATATGGTGGTAACGTCATAGCTAAGCAGATCACTGGTGGTGTTGATCTTGCAGGGTCTCCAGATGCTTCTGGTCCTGGTGGTCACTATGAGCTTGGTAGCCAAGCCGCAGCAGGTACCACAGGTTCTTTGGATCAGGCATCAACCGGTATTGTATCTATAACTGGTGATACTCTCACTGCACTTGGTGGAACAGCCGTTTCAGCTGCAGCAGTAGCTACTTTGACTGAAGCACAAAAGAAGGCTATTCGTTACGATGCAGATATCCTTGCCGCGGGTGGTACTGTACACGTTGTTCAGTTGACAGGTGCAGTTTCAGCTATGGAAACAAGACTTGGAAGTCCGATTGATAGAGGCAACCTCGCAGGTCTCAATGTAGCGCTCGCGAATGGTACTCTTGTTAGAAGACTTACAAGAATTGTCAAGGATAGAATCGTATTGACATTCCACGACAAAGACACCGTGACCGATTTCGGCGCCGGCGCAAGCGTCCGCATAAACGTACCAGTCAAGGACGATTTCCAGCCCGGTGGTGGTTTGGGATCTGTTATTGGACAGGATCAGTGGGGCCTTGAAGAGCCAAAGCCTTCAACTGGCAACACATCTGAAGCAGCCAGAACTGGAAAGCAGCAGATTGCAGAGATTGATATCAAGGTTGACTCAATCGCAGTTACCGCACAAACCAAGAAGTTGAAGGCTAAGTGGTCTCCAGAGCTTGGTCAAGACCTCAACGCATACCACAACTTGGATGCAGAGGTAGAACTTACCGGTATTCTTTCAGAGCAGATTGCTTTGGAAATTGACCGTGAGCTTCTCGGTGAGCTTGTAAACGGCGCAACTGCTGGTACACGCTACTGGTCACGCGCTCCAGGTTTATTCGTTGATTCTAACGGTAACGAGCTTGGTGCAACTTCAGCAGCTCCTGACTTCACTGGTACAGTTAGCGAGTGGTACGAGACTCTCATTGAGACAATCAATGACGTGAGCGCTCAGATCCACAGAAAGACACTTCGTGGCGGTGCAAACTTTGTTGTTTGTTCTCCAGAGGTTGCTAATATCCTTGAGTTCACAAGTGGTTTCCGCGCAAGCGTAACTGCTGACCAGGACAGAGGCACAATCGGTGCAGTCCGCGCTGGTAGCTTGAGCAAGAAGTTCGACGTTTACGTTGATCCTTACTTCTTGCGCAACGTACTTCTTGTAGGTCGTAAGGGTAGCTCGTTCCTTGAGAGCGGGTTTGTATACGCTCCTTACGTACCATTGCAGGTAACACCTACCATTTTCGGTACGGAAGACTTCGTACCACGTAAGGGTGTCATGACTCGTTACGCTAAGAAGATGGTACGACCTGATATGTACGGTCTTGTTATTGTTCGTGGCCTTCTTGGAGAGGCAGGTTCATAATAGAGTTTGAACAATAACTCGCGTTAGCGAAAAGAATAAGCCTCATCATTAACTTGGTGGGGCTTTTCTTTTTTCGGCAAACTAGTTATAATGAAAAGGTAAGGCGAACTATACCTTTAAGACATATAAAAGGAGATCATATAAAATGGCAAAAGTAGGAAGAGCATCAAGAAACGCATCTTTGCTTAGAGTAGAGAATATCGCTGCAGGAGCAACAAAGGTAATTACTGACGCAGAGACAGGTGAGGTTTATTTTTGTGATGGAACTGATGACATCGCAATTACACTTCCGGCTCACAAGGCAGGCGCATACTTTAAGTTTGTTGTAAGTAAGGTCGTCGGTGGCGGCAAAAGTATTGTTATCTCGGCAGCCGACAAGACAACAGCAATGTTCGGACAGGTAATATTGTTGGTTGACGATATGGCCGATTCAGGAGATGTTGCAGCAAGTGATGGAACTGACGATAAGGTAACTTTAGCAGCCACCACAACAGCAGGTTCATTTGTTGAATGTGTTAGCGACGGTACCTCATGGTTTGTAACGGGACAGACCACTGGCGCTGCAGCTGCATTTGGTTCAACCACATAAAAATACTCGCCTTACAATAGAATCAAACCCCTCTTCCAACAGGAAAGGGGTTTTTCTATTTCTAAACTATTTATTACATAAACGAAAGGAGTTACCATGGGTAAACGAAGAAAGCGTCTTACGCTAGATAGATACGCAAAGAAGTATGCAAACCTTAGAAAGGCCGTGTTTGGCCTGAAAGAGCAAGCAAAAGAAGTAGTAGAAGAGGCAGTTGAAGTTGTTTTGGAAAAGGCAGTTGACGTCGCGGAAAAAGCAGAAGAAGTTCTTGATCAGACTCAAGAAAGAATCAATGCTTTAAAGTTTGTCAACGAAGAAGAACCAAAGGTTGAAGAATCAAAGATTGAAGAGCCAAAGGTCACAAGAAAAAAGCCCGCGACAAGAAAAAAGAAAACCACCTCTACAACGCGTAAAAGACGAACCACCAAAACTAAAACAGACACCTAGGTTATTTGTCCCTTCGAACAACTAGTTATATTGATAAACTATAACTTGTGAGGGACCATGAATGTCTTTACCTACATTAACACCAGCGAGTACATTGTCGGCAATCGTATTGCCAATCACCGGTACCGCTTCAAATATAAATTCGTCTCTTCCTTATAAAATATATTCAGACGAAACATCTCCAATGTACTCTTCTCAGTTTCTGTCAGGAGCAGTAGATCAGGTTTCATTTGTTTACAAAAAGCTCGGAGGAGATGTTTTAGATATAGAACTTACAGAAGGGAATGTATATGCTGCATATGAAGAAGCAGTATTAGAGTATTCTTATATTGTAAATTTACATCAGGCTACAAATATGCTGTCAAACGCACTTGGAAATACAACCGGGTCTTTTGACTCAAAAGGCAATATTATGTCTGGCTCTCTTTCTTCTTCACTATCTGGTTCCCATGTTGCGTTAAAGTATCCAAAGTTTGATTATGGTTTGACCAGAAGAATGGCAGACGGTGTGGGATCTGAAGTGGGTCTGAATGGCTCAGTGCAGTATTCAGGGTCCTTCGATGTTGTCGAGGGGACGCAAGATTATGACTTGCAAAGTATTATAAACTCTTCTAATTTATCAGCATCGGTTGATGGTAAAACGATTCTAATTAAGAAAGTTTATTATAAGACACCGCATGCTATGTGGCGTTTTTATGGATATTATGGTGGCCTAAATGTTGTAGGTAATTTACACAATTATGGACAGTTTTCGGACGACTCAACATTTCAGTTGATACCCGCTTGGCACAACAAAGCACAAGCTATGGCTTTTGAAGATGCGATATATACAAGAATGTCTCATTTTTCTTACGAGTTGAGAAATAATAAACTTAGAATTTATCCTATACCATATACTAGGGGTCCATCGAAAATGTGGGTAGATTTTTCAATTCCAGAAGATGTTTGGGAAAACACCGATAAGAAAACTTCTGGTGTAAACAATATGAACACTTTACCAATCGGCAATTTACCATTCGAAAACATAAATTCTATTGGTAAGCAATGGATTCGACGTTTTGCATTAGCACTAAGTAAAGAAACACTGGGCCAAATTAGATCAAAGTTTGCAACTGTGCCAATTCCAGGAGAAGCTGTAACACTAAATGGTTCAGCACTCATATCAGAGGGCAAAGACGAGCAAGAAAAACTCAGAACAGAACTAAAAGAGACCTTAGCTGAGCTTACATATGCTAAGATGGTTGAGAAAGACGGCGCAATGATGGACAACGCAGACAAGGTACTACAGAAGGTGCCAAATTACATATTTGTGGGGTAATTTAGATGTCAGATGATAATAAATGGTCACAACCTGATGCTCCACCACCTCCACTTTTTACTGGCAAGAAAGAAAAAGATTTTGTCAAGCAAATAAACGATGAGGTTATTGAAAGAGTTGTCGGGCAAACCATAGTATATTATCCAATAAGTTTGGAACACACAAACTTTCATGATATATATGGAGAAGCAGTTGATAAGAACTTTCTAAATCCGGTTAGAGTTTATGCTATGGTTAAGTACGAGAGCGAATCTACCTCAACAACTCCCCTTGGAGTTGACAGGGTTGAAAAAATCTCTGTTGCCTTTCATAAAAGGAGGCTAACAGAAGATCAAGACCTTTTTGTCAGAGAAGGAGACTTTATTCAGTATGGCGACAAGCTGTATGAGATACTGAGTCTTACTGAACCTAAGTGGCTTTTCGGCCAAGTTGAATCAAAGTTTGAAATTGCGGCATCTTGCGTGAGAGCAAGGGAGGGATTATTCAGTGTCTGATAAATATATAAATGATGAACCATCTTTGATTGCAAAACTTCATTTTGAGGCTTCAACAATTGAAACAATTGATCGAGCGATGCTCAATTATGTAAAAAGTCTAAATTTGTATACTGATACAAACAAGGGATGGAGAAAAGTTCCTGTGGTATGGGGCTCAGCCGAAAGATCATTTCAGTCAAAAAATGATAAAGACATAAGAGATTCACAGGGCATGTTAATTATGCCTATAATTACTCTTTCTAGGGGATCGATAGAAAAAGATATGACAAGTAAGGGTGTTTTTCAGGCAGGAGTACCAAGGTCAGGAGACGAGCAAGGTGGGTCATTGCCAGTTTCTAGAGTATTGTACCAAGAAAAAACCACAAAATTTGCAAATGCCGATGCAAAAAGATTGAACGGGCAGTTGAATTATCCAAGAGGTAATGGTAAGATAGTTTATAGGACTATTACTGCTCCCATGCCAGTAAATGTCACCGTCATGTACGAGATTGTATTGAGAACAGAATATCAACAACAAATGAATGAATTATTATTGCCTTTTGTTACAAAACCTGGTACAATAAACTACCAAAGGTTATTTGAAGGAGAGCATCGATACGAAGCATTTATACAGGGAAGTTTTTCAGATTCCCATAATGTATCTGATTTCTCATCAGATGAAAGAAAGTTTGAAACAAAAATACAAGTGAAAGTTATTGGATATTTGGTTGGTGAAGGCGGTAATGCAACAAGACCTCATTATGCTATTAGGGAAAATGCAGTAGAAGTTAAGATACCAAGAGAAAGAATCTCACTATCAGAAGTGCCAGAACATGAATTTGGATCTTATTTTGGCTTGGCTGGTATTCCTATTAGTGCCATTTTTGAAAAGAGCAAAGGTGCATCATTATTTTCTAATGTGGCAGCAGCAAATGCCCCTGCAGCCTCCGGTGGCGGAGGTGGTGGTGGATCCGCAGCAAATGCAGTAACTAGGAGCAACTTTTCAGAGGTACTAAAAGAAAATCTTATTATAAGAGAGGTTTTGAAAGAGAATGGGGACGACCCACCATCACCAGCAACAATTTTTACATTATCTAATCTTCCAAAAGATAATACGGAATCTATTTATGTGAACGGTGCAATACAATCACTAGGTGCAGATAACGATTACACTATTAGTGGCCGCACAATAACTTTTACATACAATATAGAAACAGATGATAACGTTTATGCGACATACATAAAGAACTAAAAGGAGAAAAAATGTCAGAACAACAAAACGAAGAAACACAACAAGTAACCTCAGAAATCATAGAAATAGAGTGGGAGGAGATCTCTCAAATACACAAATTGAGAGAAGAATTAACCAATATTGAGACTCATTTTTCTACAATGTGTTTAAATTTTGAAAAAAGAAAATTAGAAATTATGAATATGATATCCAGCTATGAGTCTTCTATGATAAATTTAGCTAAACAACTCAGAACCGAAAAAGATATATCTGAGGATGTGACTTATGAGCTAAAGTTACCAGTTTCTGAGGGAGAAAAAGGTTATTTCATTCGAAAAGACCAATAAGCGCCCTATTTATATGTGTGAGAGAGAAGGGACAATATGTATACTACAAGCGATATAGGAATAGCTGCTTTTTTGCAGCTTAGAGGCGTAAAATTGGTGCAATGTAAAAGATTAGAATCTGGAAAGTTTCATTTTGCATTTGAAGATCCAGAGCAAAAGTGTCAAGCTTTGTCTCTTGAGTTTTTAGATTCAGATTTTTGTAAATTTGATAATAATGTAAGAAACCTCAAAAAAATTCTGTTCTCTTGACGGCGCCAAAAACTAATTACAGCATACGTTCGTTACATTCACTTAAATAACATTTCCTCATATACTATAACTTCCTATTTTATAATTTTACTTAATGTTTTATATTTTTTTTCATTGTGAAAATTCATATATAGGAGGAAAAATATATGGCTTATGAAGTATTTTCCGGTAGTGTATCGCTAGCGGAATTTTTTACAGCTTCGAATGTTGGTGGCCTGTTCCCGCAAGTGTATAATCCGATACCGAATCCTGCGGGTACCATATGGGCAGCACCATCAATTGCTCATGGCGGCGGTGACGGTAATGGTAGTACTGAGTACGGTGTCGACATATTTCACTCTAATTCATCTGGTATATTTCGAGCAGATTCAGTGGATACTGGTACCCAGCTCCCAAATAATATTTGGTGGATTAGTGATACTGAGTTTTGGGCTACTATTGGAACTAACGGAACCCTTCCGTATCGTTTTATCTCGGGAGCTTCCGGATTCAACGATCTCGACACTAACTCGTACGGCACTTCCCATTCATCATTTACTGAAGGTCGTTTGAGTGCCGATAGAAAATGGTTTGTCACATTTCCTGGTGTCACAAGCACAAGTAATAGAGATAAAATAGCAGTCTTTAGCTCTGCTTCTCAAACAACCCCAGGTAGATGGGATAGAATATCAACTATTCCAGCTGCTGGTTTCGAAGTACATTTTGGAAATGGCTCTGATGCAGAGGTATCAAATATACACATTACACCTAACCTGTCAAATGCTACGCCCAATTTTGATGGTCGATATATCTTTGTCGCAGCCGGAGAAATGCAAAGCAGCGCGGGTAGAGTAAAGGTTGTCGAGATTGCGGAAGACAGTAGTTACATACGTAACACTCGTGGATCGTTTGGTGGCGACTCAGGTGAAGGTAACGCGACACTTTTCCCACGCATGGGTGATGGTGTATTGTATTATCACACTGCATCGAACCGTGTAATTGTTGGTTCTTCGAGGCTAACCAACTTCGGTAACGGTGCGTTGAGAACATCCGGGAACGAGATTAGATACTTTGACTCTTCCAGTCAAGGCTTCTTCAACCACACAGTCCGCGCCGACAACGCCGCCGGAATTGGTTCTTATACTGATGGTACAGTTATTACATCTAGTGTTAGAACTATGGGTGCTGCTTTTACCAACCAACATATAGATCCAAATGGTAGTCAGGACAGAATATTCTTTGGATCGATTGGCAACGGTTCAGGCGCCAGCTGCAGAAATGGTGTAATCCAATGTTTAGAGTCTGGATCATCAGGTTGGAAATTAAGTGTCGTTGGTGCGCACCGCGGTGTCAGCGTCGGCAGCCCGTCTTTTGCTATAACACCTGCTGGTATTTTAGCAGATAATGGTTATTTTACGTCATCGGCTGACCCTGCAGGTACTAGCGATGCCAGTTTAGAAGATTCGTTTAGTACTACTGGTACCAGCAGAAACACCACGGCTGACGGAGTCTATGCTTGGAGAAGGTTGTCAGGAATTAGCGCAAACCCATCAATTGCAGACAGTGTTACAGAAACTGTTGGTGCTGGTGGCGGCACGGTTAAGGCCGGCGGCACTGAAAATTCACCAACAATAACAGTAACTATTGGATCGGGAGATCTAGACGGTAATACCAGTCTTACTGCAGCGGTAATTTCAGATGCCTCAATAAAGGCACAAAACTTAACAGCAATAAAGAAAGAGGCGGGTTCTGCCGGCGCTCACTTTGTTGGTGATATAGTTAGATTGACACCTCACGGTACAGAGTTCAATTCAGCAGTTCAAGTTCAGTTTGAGTTAGATTCAGCTCCTGCTGACCTAACAATTTGGAAGAGAGATTCTCACGACGGTGATTACACTCAGTGGTATCAGCTCCCAAGTACATATTGGTCAGCTTCAGGGACAACAATTACAATAAACACAACACGATTCAGCGAATACGCTGGTTTAGGAGGAATAAACGTGGCTAGAACAAAATTAAGTAATTCACAATTAGCAACACTCACTACCACAGATTTGGTAGCAAGTACTTCCATACAAATTTCAGGAAGTACAAACTCATTTAAAGATAGAACAGTTGCAGCAGATGACCTCTTCTTGATCGAAGACAAGTCTAACGGAACAACCTATCATGTATCTGCTTCACAAATGGCAGAATACTTTGGCGGTCTCGTATCAGTTACCGCTTCTTCGGACAACTCGGACATGAGAGTGACCTTTGTTAGTCCTTCGGATAATGCTGATATCGGCCTAGCAGTCGACGCCGGTCTTAAGTATAATCCATCGACAGATATGTTGAAGGGTGTAAACCTTTCTGGATCTGGAGATCTTACAATAGCAGGTAATGCAACCATCGATGATAACTTGGTTCTTACAAAGGGTTTTGTACAGATTAAGGCATCCGAACTAAATGTCACCGGTGGCATCAAAGCATCATCAGCTATTTCTGGTTCTGACGACCTTACAATCGCTGGCAGCGCAACTGTTGATGACAACTTGATCGTTACCAAGGGTTATGTACAAATCAAAGCATCTGAACTAAACGTTACAGGTGGCATCAAAGCATCATCAGCTATTTCTGGTTCTAGCGACCTTACAATTGCCGGCTCTGCAACAGTTGATGATAACTTGATCATTACTAAGGGCTATGTACAAATAAAAGCATCGGAACTAAACGTCACCGGTGGAATCAAGGCTTCTTCAGCAATCTCAGGCTCTGGTGCACTCAGCATCGGTGGAGCAACAGTTCTTGGCGAAACATTGACTGTTAATGCTCGTTCTAAAGCTTCAGCTACAGATAACTCTGTTCTTGTAGAAGGTACTGGTCAGTTCAAACTTACTGCTAATGAGCTTTTTAGAGTAACAAACAACTCTAATCAAGATATCTTCGCCGCTCGCGAGAATGGTGACATCGAGTTTGGTGGCGGCAGTAGCACCGGAATATTCTTGTACGATGCAAGCACAGCTGATATTAAGTTGAAGAATCCAAGCAACACCGGCGAGACAGCTATTTTGCTTAACGATGGCTTGAACGGTGGTATTATTTCTGGTTCATCAAATCTTTTGATGGGTGGACAGGGTGTATTCAAATCAGCACTTGCGGTAACCGGTGCAATAGTCGGTAAGAGTAATATTTCTGGCTCTGGCAATCTTTTGATTGGTGGTAATGCAACAGTTGCAGGTAACCTTACAATAAATGGTACTACAACTGTGATTGACAGCACACACCTTGCAGTAAAAGATGCATTGGTACTTTTGAGTTCGGGTGCTACAGGTACACCTGTAAATGATCAAGGTTTTATCTTTGAGCGTGGTGATAGCGCAAACGCTGCTATGCTTTGGGATGAAAGCACAGATAGATTCGTTTTTGCAAATGTCGGAACAGCTTCTGCTGGAGCAACTGGAAACATTTCTTTCTCTGCATACCCAGTATCTGCATCTACGTTCCATGGTGATGGTTCCGGCCTCACTGGTGTTGGTGCAGAAGTTGTTGCCGCGGCAAAAAACGATCTTGATCTTCAGTTGACTTTCGCTTCAGGCGCAGCTTCTGCAGGATCATTCTTCATCAACAGTGGCTCTTTGATGTACAACCCAAGCACAAACGGACTCAAGGCGTCTGCACTTGAACCAACTGGTTCAGAAACTTTCCGTCTTGGTAGAACCGGCGAACATCACAGAATTACTCTCAACAGCACGGCTTTGGTACTTAGCACACCATCTGGCACAGGACAAAGTGTAGAGTATCACAACAATGGCTTCAAGGCTGGTGAGATTGAAGTGTACACCGATTCTGGTGAAGCTCACACAATGAAGATGAAGACAACAGCAAGACTTGCTCTTTCTGGTGGTCTTGGTACATTTATCTCTGGTAACCTAGGTCTCAGACTGGACGGACCACTTTCTGGTTCTGGTAATGTTACAACAGCTGGAACTGTTTTGGTAAATGGAACAGGCGGTATTACAGCTTCTGCTGGTCCGATTTCTGGCTCTGGTATCCTAACAGTTGCAGGTGCATCGACATTATCTGGCAGACTTCTTGTTAGAAGCACAGCTGGTATTACAGCTTCCGCAGGACCGATTTCTGGTTCTGGTGTCTTGACAGTTGCTGGTGCATCAACCTTGTCTGGTAGACTTCTTGTTAGAAGTACAGCTGGCATTACAGCGTCAGCCGGTGCAGTATCTGCTTCTTTGGGTTTCTTCACACCGAGCGTCATTACTGCTAAGGGTCTAATTTCTGGCTCTGGTGGTCTTGATATCGGTGGTACAGCTGACTTCGGTGCTGCAGTAAATGTAGACGGAGCCTTGACAGTTCTTGGAGGTGCAAATCTTGGTGACAGTGGTGCTGATGCTATTGTTGTCAGTGGCGCACTTGATGTGGGTAATCAGAATACTAAGTTCCGATCAAATCAGATTGAATTATTGAACCTTGACGGTATGGCACTTGATTCAAACGATAGCACCCACTTCTTACTTGTACAAGACAGTGACAACAACTACGTTAAGAAAGAAAGCGTAACTGACCTTATACAGCACATCACCGGTGCTGCTGGTACAAGAGGCGGCTTACAGGTACACCAAGGTAAGCTTCACATTGTACAGAAAGAGGAATCTTTTATGTCTTCTTCTTTGACAGGTCATGCACATACTGCTTCACTCGATGGCCCAGTATTGTCTGGTTCTTTGATGGTATTCTTGAACGGTCTATTGCAGACACGTTCCGGTTCTGCTAATCTTGGTTCCGGCGGAAACTCGATTTTTGACTATAGACTGGATAGCTATACAGCTCCTACAAAGGTTCTTATGGCAGACGCACTTGATTCGGACGATGTTCTTATTGTCCGCTATGTACAGAAATAATATATCCCACCTATTCATCTCACCAAAAAGCCCGGTTTTCACCGGGCTTTCCTTTTATTATTCCTTTAGCTGGAAGAAAAACTATTTACTAAGTAAAATAATAATTTTTTACTATTGTTCAATATTCAAGGAGACCTTATAACATGGCAGCCAGAAAATTTAAATTCGTTTCTCCCGGAGTTTTTCTAAAAGAGATTGATAACTCCCAGTTACCAAAACTACCAGGACCAATCGGACCTGTAGTAATAGGAAGAACCAGAAAAGGTCCGGCAATGAAACCGGTCACTGTAAATTCATATGCAGATTTTGTAGAAATTTTTGGGGAGCCTGTTCCCGGTGGACAAGGAGATGACACCTGGAGAGAAGGCAATGGTCTTCTAGCGCCAGCATATGCCCACTATGCAGCTAAGGCTTACATGGCTGCAGATATCGATTCCCCGGTAACAGTGGTTAGATTGCTGGGTGTCACCGGAGATAATGCTACGGATGCCGGCGCCGCCGGTTGGACTGCGCATCAGGCTTGGGGTCTTTTTGTTATGCAATCAGGATCTGATCAGAGAGCTTTTTCTGGGTCGACCCTTGCAGCAATATTTTATGGAGAAACAGACTTTACGGCTTCATTATCTGGTACTGACTTAACAGGGTCAACATTGACAGGACGTAACGATATTATATTCAAGGAAAATAGTGATAGCACGTTTACAGTACATTTATGTGGTGATGCAAGCGGTTCAATTTCTGAGAGAAAAATTTCTTTCAATACTGCTAATAGGGATTATATTCGAAAAGCACTAAATACAAATCCAATTGCAACTAATAATAGAATCTCTTATCCAACATCTGGCACAGTGGCTCACAAATACTGGCTAGGGGAAACTTTTGAAGAATCTGTACCTTCTGGTCCTTTATTCGGCTTTATTTCTAGACTGAGAAAAGATAATACTATAGACATGGGGGATTTTTCCCACGAACTAGGTGAAGCTCAATCGGGATGGGTTTTTGCACAAGACTCTGGAAATAGAGCTGTTTATCATGCAAAAAATCAACAAAAACTTTTTAGAGTAAAGGCACTTCATGAAGGTGAAAACGCATCCAAAGAAATAGTCGTAGGTATTGAAGATATAAGGATTCCTGAAGATGGCGATACAGATCCTTATGGCTCATTTACTGTTGTTGTAAAGAGAATTTACGGAACAAGAGTCGAGGTAGTTGAAAGTTTTGTTGGGTGTAATCTCAATCCAAACTCACAAAATTATGTAGCAAGACAAGTTGGGGATCAGTACCAAGTATGGTCAGCTTCAGAGAAAAGAAATAAGGTGTACGGCAACTATCCTAATCAGTCAAGATACATTAGAATGGACATGAAAGCAGATGTTGACAATGGTTTAGTAAACCCGTCCAAGATTCCATTTGGCTTTTTTGGGCCCGTAATACCTAGTCCTTGCACTATAGGCATCAAAGCCGCCGGCGGAACTCAATCAGCTTTCTCGGGGTCTTTCTTAGAGTCGACACTTGCAATTCCGGCAAACACAGTCGGATCCGCCGCTCGTCGCACCGGTGGATTGACAGTAAACTGGCCAGCACTTCCTTTTGTTGTGTCGGCATCCGTTAGGGGTGAGGAGCCCTTCGGAGCAGCAATTTATAAGAAAGATTCATCAGGAACCATCACTTCCAAGGTTGACCCTGGCTACATAGATTACATTAGAAAGATGCCAGAAGGCTTAACAGGTCTACAGACTTCAGGTCTTTCTGGAAGTAACATGCAACACTCATTTGTGTTTTCTTTAGATGAAGTTGTTCTAAAGGGTAGTGGCCTAGCTAGTTTGTCAACAGCGAACGTAACAGACGCTTTTTTCCTATCGGGATCAAGAAAGTCGGACACTAACAAAGCATACACTCAGACAGGCTCAGTGCAAACACTGCTTGAGTTAGGGTTTGACAAGTTCCAAATGCCACTAGTTGGTGGCTTTGATGGCGTCAATGTTATCGAAGCAGACCCTTTCAACAATAATGTTATGGCAGGAAAGACAACATCAAACAGTTATGCGTTCGCTTCTGTAGATAGAGCAATTGAACTCATTAAGGACCCTGAAGTGATCGAGCATAATTTAGCAGTTCTGCCCGGCATTACCACAGAGGCCCTCACTTTGAAACTGGTTCAAAAATGCGAGGCACGCGCAGACTCGATGGCTATCATCGACCTACCAAATGTTTATAAGCCACCTCATGAAACTCGTTGTGAAAACTTCCAAGATAGAATTGGAACCACACCCAAGGCAGCAGCCACCGCGTTGAAAGCTAGGCAGATAAATTCTTCCTATGGTGCATCTTATTATCCATGGGTTAAGATTAGAGATACAGAGAACACGTCAGATGTATGGGTACCACCTTCAGTTGTAGCTTTGGGCATCTTGGCTTACACAGAAGAGAGAGAGGAAGTTTGGTTTGCGCCAGCTGGGTTTAACAGAGGCGGACTTAACGAAGGTAATGCCGGTTTGCCAGTCCTTCAAGTATCTGAACAGTTGCTTTCGAAACAGAGAGATGAGCTTTATGTGGCAAATATCAATCCAATTGCATCATTTGTTACAGAAGGTATCGTGGTATTTGGACAGAAGACTTTACAAACAACACAATCTGCACTTGATCGCATCAATGTCCGTAGATTACTTATTTTTATAAAGAAGGAAGTTTCCAGAATTGCTAATGGGCTTCTTTTTGACCAGAACGTTCCGGCTACCTGGAACCGTTTCTTAGGCCAAGTGAATCCGTTCTTGCAGAGCGTACAGACTAGGCTTGGCTTGTCTGACTATAAGGTCATTTTAGATGAGACTACAACAACACCAGATCTTATTGATCGAAATGTCATGTATGCTAAGATTTTCCTAAAGCCAGCCAGAGCTATTGAGTTTATTGCAGTTGATTTCGTTATAACAAACACAGGCGCTTCTTTTGAAGATTAATCTTTGAAAAAAGCTTTTAACATGATATATAATATTAGGGAGACAATATAATATGCCTACAAATTCACAGTTCTGGAACCAAGCAAGTATAGAGCCCAAAAGACAGTTTAGATGGCTTTTGTATTTGTCTGGTATGCCACAGTTTATCGTAACAGATGTAAAGAAACCTGGTTTCAATATAGCTTCTCAAGCTCATACATTCTTAAATTATGAATTTTACTATCCTGGAAAAGTAACCTGGACAGACGTTACCTTTAGCATAGTAGATCCCGTACAGCCTGACTCGGCAGCATCCCTGGTAAAAATTTTAGAAGCTGCAGGTTATGTTGTACCAGATCAATACACTTCACAAGCAGGTTTTCCTAAGACTATCTCTAAGAAAGCAATGGTTGATTCACTAGGTGGTCAAATAAAGCTTGTACAATTCGGTGCTAACACCGGAGACCAAACAGAGAGTGTGTTGGAAGAATGGACAATCAACAACCCGCAACTGACCGGTGTTGACTTTGGCCAACTTACATATGGCTCCGATGAATTAGTTAAGATTGGTATCACTTTGAAGTATGACTGGGCATTTTTGAGTATACCAGAAAGAACTGATGCTAGAACATGGTCTATAAATACGCCAACTACAACATAAATGAAAAGAGGAAATAATGTCAAGAAATTCTAAAAGAACTTCTGTCAACCACAACATACCACAACCACCCAATGCACCAGGTATTCCGCCTATGCAACAAATGGCAAACCCTTTCAACATAGATTTGGTCGCCGCGACGGAAGTTGTAAAACTACCATCCGGCGGCCGATTTTATGAAGAAGGATCTTCCTTGCATGGAGTTTCTGAAATTGAAATCAAGCACCTCACCGCGAGAGAAGAGGACCTGCTTTCAAATCAACAATATTTGGTTGATGGTTCAATGTTCACTAGGTTGTTGAAAATGATTATCGTAGATAAGTCGATAAACCCAAGCCATTTTCTTGCCGGCGATAGAAATGCAATACTTTTAGCAGCTAGATGCACTGGGTATGGAAACGAATATAAGACTAAAAAGCTTTGCGAGCACTGTGGAAAGGTCACCGAGTTCACATTTGACTTGTCAAAAATAGAAAGTGTTCATGAGTTGCCAAAGGGAGTTGAATATGAAGAATCCTCTGGGTTTTTTAAGTTTGAGTTGCCAAAGTCCAAAATGGAAACAGCTGTCAGAATCTTAACAGCTGAACACGAAGAGTATCTAAAAAAGCAAAGTGAAAAAGCAGAATCTTTGGGCCTTTCTAACAATAAAACTATAAATCTTTTTAGGCTTGCAGTTGTGTCTGTAAACGGGGTGACAGATATGACACAACTAAATCAATTATTTGAAGTGCTACCAGCAATTGATTCTAGAAAGATTCGAAATGTTTGCAATAATTTGTCACCAGATGTATCCACTAAGCAATTAGTCGCTTGCGGTTCCTGCGGAGAGGAATCGGAAAGCGAGGTGCCCTTTTCGTTGGGCTTCTTTTGGCCTGACGTCTGAGTATATGAAAAACTCAGTGTATGAGGAAATATTTTTCCTTATGCATTATGGACATTTTTCTTTTAGTGAATGCTACTCCTTACCTGTGGGACTCAGAACTTGGTTTGTAGAAAAAAACTTACAAGTCCTAGAAGAAAGAAACAAGCAATAAAATACTTTTTATGATAATTAGTATCGTAGGAGTTTGTCTAAAATGTCTATAGTCACAGATCTGCTGGATGAAATTAAAAAGCTCAAAGGAAAAGACCTTACTGCTTTCAAGGCAGGAATGAGCAAGGTCCTAGGTACCTCGGGCGTTTCTGCAAACCCATTCTCTTCTGTTGCAGGAATTCCTGACGACATGGAAAAAAGAAATCAAACAAGATTAGAACTCCTTAGATCAATAGGTGTGGCATCAACAGATCTTATAGATCAATTTCAAGATGTTGAGGAAGCGTCAAGATCTTTATTTGGCACAACCGCAGAAGGTATGCAAACTCTTAATGAGCTAGGTAGTAGCATGCAGTCTTTCTCATTCTTTACAGCTGAAGCGTCAGCAAAACTAGTAGATGCAGCCATGACAATGAAAGCTTTTGGTGTTAACACTGACACTATGGCAGGCATCATGGATACAGCAACACTTTCTTTCGGCGCCAACCAAGAAGAACTAACAAGGCTTACTGCTCAGCTGGGTGGTATTGTAAGTAAATTTCCAGGTCAAGCTAGTCAGATTGCTGAAAATTTTAGAAACGCACAACAAAGTTTATTGTATGATTCCACAAAGATAATGGATGTTTTCAAGAGATTACAAGCTACATCATCGCAGACTGGTGTTTCTTTTTCCAGCTTGACACAAGCTTTTGGTGAATCTATGGATACGTTTCAGGGATCTTCTGAAAAAGCTGGTCGTCTAAATGCTATATTAGGAAAGTCTGTCTTCAATTCAATTGATTTATTGGGTAAATCAGAAGCCGACCGCGTGGAAACAATCATTGCAGGTGTTAAAAAGAATGTAAATGTTGAAGCACTTAAGCAAAACAAGTTCCAGCTAAAAGCAGTAGCCGACGGTTTAGGGCTAACACCAGATGAAACAAGAAGATTATTGTCGGGAAAAGCCACTGTTGAAGAGGTTATGAAGGGAAAAGAAGACCCAAGGACAAAAGCACAAAGACTTACCACAGAAGCACTACAAGATAATACAACCAGTATCGAGGATCTAAAAAAATCTTTTGATGCATTTCGTCCCGAGTCGACAAGGTTTCTAGTGGAGATGCAATCTCAAACCCAGATGGCACTTACAAACGAGATTAAAGCGCTATTTGGTGTCACTGATACCAGCGTTAAAAATCTCACCACTCTGACAGAGAGGGTGGTCGCTGCCGGTACGAGAGCCGGTTTCAACCCCGAAACACAAAAAAAACTACTCAGTGTAATGAGTAAAATTTCGGCTGGGGCCGTAAATTTAGACAAAGAAGCAATAAGTGCTGCACTTAAATCCCAAGACCTTACAAGCATTCTTGATAAGTTGCGAAATGAAATGAAGCTAACCAGAGGGGAACAACAGGACATCGACCGACGACGCGCGGCGTTAGGTATGGAAGATCAACCCAGACAGACAGCTGCAAATCTCGTGAAAGGCACGGCTCAAGCAATAAGAAAGGTAATATCAAATCTGGTACCGATTGGTGGGTTCAAAGATCAGCCCCGGGGCGATACCAGTGACTTGAGCGGTGTAACAGTTGAAACTAAAAAGAATACCAAAGAATTGGATAAATTGAATAAAAATCTTAGCAGTGGATTGTCTATCACTATAAATACTCCAATGGGCCAGATGCAGGGGACCATGCAAACTAAGAATGAAAGCACTGATATACTAAATAAAAAACTTAAACTAGGGGAGACATACGGTAAATGATATCATTCAACGACGTAGCAAAAGGATCAAAGACAGTTATAAAAATACACAGCGTCTCTACAGATCTGCGAGTAGAGTTCCCAGCGTTTCTAACAAATTTTAGTGACCAGTACAGTGTCGGGTGGACTCCGGAGTCTGTCTATGGCCGTATGGATCCAATTCAAACATATAACGGAACGACAAGAACCATCGCCATCGGATTTGACGTTCTATCACCCTCATTAGCTGAAGCACGTAATAATATGGCAAACTATAGTAAGTTTATACAAATGTTGTATCCCGTTTATTCAGCACCTCTCACAGGTAGGCTGGGTAAAGGTAGGACCTTAGCAGCACCACCTCTGTTGAGAGTGCAATTCATGAATTTGATAACTAACAACTCAGGTGATAATTTTGAGAGAGGTTTGCTTGGGTGTATCAGCGGCTTAACTTTTGATCCAAATCGTGAAGTCGGATTTTTTATTGATGATGAAGAAATTTTGGCAAAACACTTTAATGTTTCTTTCAATTTTGACCCACAACATGAACACGAATTAGGGTTTGAAAGAAACAGGTTTATTACAAGAAGATTCCCTTATACAAAAAACCAATCAATACCAGAAAATACTCAAAACACCAGTAACCCTGATGTCAATTCCGCTCGCCAGGACATCATAACAGGAGAAGACTAGTATGGTAGACAGGAACCAGAATAGAGATATTTTTATAAATGAAAATAAGTTGTATAAATCCTTTCTCAAAGAAAGGGGTATAAAATCTTTTAGACACTTATCGAAAATGAAGTTTGGAAAAATAACTTCTTCTGAGATGAAAGACCTTGACATCATTGATCATATATTTACTGTTAGTGATAGTCTTTCTAAATTGGCGCATGAATATTATGGAGACACAAGTTACTGGTGGGTCATTGGCTGGTTCAATAAAAAACCTATTGACAATTTGTACAATATAGGAGATACTGTACACATTCCTCTACCCTTAGAAGAAGTGTTGTATTACGCAGAAAGAGAAAATGGCTAGCATAAAGACAAGAAAATTCAATGACCAGGGTTATGTTGTATACGAAAAGTATGCAAAAAACAGAAGAGCCAAATCTGATACAAAAAACGGATCAAGAATAAATAACGATCTTATAAAGAATTCAATTGGGGTATATAAAATTGACGGAGACTATACTCCGATAAGTTTTGTATCAAAGCTATACAAGCCAAAGAATGTAAATGCTTACAGGCATTTTCTAGACCTAGAAACACATAAGCTATCTTCTTTACAACCAAGTCTAACCCTGTACAAGGTACAAAACTCGAATTATATACCATTTTATTTTCCCATAGCAGCAGAAAGGGTAACAAGAGAAAGCATGCTAGGTCCCGGAACAGGCATCGGTGCATCCGGCATAAAGAGCATGTCTGTACAGTACACAGGAAACAATCCCTTTTCTTTTGATAAGCAAATAGATTGCAATCTAAGCATTTTTGTTGATAATTTAGAAAACATTTTCAAAGAAGTACCTCCTGGTTTTGCAAAGTTAGCAGACTTATTTACCATATCCAGAAGATCGTCTAAATCAGTAAGCTCCGGTGTCTCAAAAGAGGTGTCTTCAGAGCAGACTAAGGATGCTAGTAGTTTCGAGATAGCTATGAGGATGGGTTACAGTTTCCCAGAAAGAAGTAACATATTTACAGCGGCCGAAAAAGAAGCAATTAGAAAAACAAATGTAACCATCAGGATGACACTTTATGATCACTCTATAAATGTAAATCAAGATGGTACAGCCACCATAGATATTAGTTACATTGGTAGACTGGAGGGCGCCTTGCATGATAGTATGTATGATGTAATGAGGGAACCATCAGATTTGGTAATACTAGCCGGCTTCAAATCTGGAGCAAAAAAAGACAAAAAACCAGACGATATTTCTGAAGAAGAAAAAGAAGAACAACAAAGGGCATCCCGCGCGCGCCTTGTATCAAAACTAAGAAGAATATTTACTTATCTAACTGATGATAAAAATCCAAAAAGCTCAAAGCAAAGAATACACGATATGAGTCTTAGCTCTCTGGACATGTCCGCATTCAGAATGTTTCAAGATTCTGACAAGCTCACCGCGCAAACAGATGCGGCCGCAAAAATGCTAGAAAATCAAGTCGCTAAAAAAGAAGAGAAACAGTTTGGCAGATCTCTAGAGCAGATCAAGATTCAAGCTGCTCTTGAAGCTAAAACGCAAAAGGTACTGGAGCAAAAAATAAATCTTAGTAGCCCATCCGCCGGCGGCAGCGGAGGCACTGCCACAAGTCTTGGAAACTTCGATTTGACTGGCGGCTTTGGGTCTCAAGATACCAGCACCCTTGTATCACAATCAAAAGAGCTAGCGGATGAGACCCTTAGGGCGAGACAAGATATCAACAAGGACCTGAAAGAACTTGACGAACTGTATAGATACCGCCAGAAAAATAAATCTATTAGCTATGTTTATGTTGGTGATGTCGTAGAGTCCATCTCTTTTAACATTATGAGAAATTTAGATTTTGCCATAACTAAGGCCCGTGATCAAGCAATGCAGGGCCTGGATCGGAAATCGCACATAGAGCAGCTTCAGAAATCACTTCTTTCGCTGAAGTCTATGAAAATTCTTTTTTCGACAGTGCCAATAAATACCCCAAATGGTGTTAAGGTCATTAATATTGCTGATGTACCCATAGAGTTGAGTATACTAGGTAAACATTTTTTCGATGAAATAGAACAAATGTCAAAAAATAAGTTCTCTGTAAAAAGTTTTCTAGATGACTTGTGTTGTAAGCTAATCGCGAAAGCGCTTTCTTCTAATATTTCTGAAGATGTACCTACTATGTCTTCAAACATTGCCATAAGATCTTTGTTGGTCACAGGTCCAAAATCAAACAAACTACAAGGCAAAAAAGATGTGATAGACATTGATGACTTACCAGACTTTCATAAGGCTGGCACCAGTACTCGATCTGCTGATGACCATGATTATTATATAGTATATTCAGAGGCAACTGAAGATTCACCATCGGGTCTTTCGGGTGATGCAAAAAAAGACGCTAGAGATGGAATCTACCACTTGCAAATAGGTAAAAATAGAGGCATGCTGAAGAATGTGTCATTTAGTAAATACGATATTCCCGGCAGGAAAGAGTCGCTGATGTTAGAGTCTGTATCTTTATACGATGAATTAAAGATGCCGTACACTGCAAATATTGAAATGTTTGGTAACAATTTTTTCCTCCCCGGTATGATGATTTATCTGAACCCTTCTAGTATTGGATTTGGAGACCCCAGGTCTAAAAATTCTGCAGCATTTAGATTGGGCCTGGGAGGTTATTACCAGGTTATAACTGTAAGTACAAATTTTAATGGGTCAGCATTCTCAACTAGCTTGTCAACATCTTATGTTTCTTGGGCAGATTCTGACTCTTCATTCCTGGCGGAGATAACCCAGAGTAAACCTAAAGCACCTGATCAAAATCCTGAGTCTAAATCTACAGATGATGCTCCATCTTATGACGCACCAAATTATGAAAGCAAAAAATCTTCAGATTATGATGTTATAAGATCTTCAACCTTGCTCACTGAAGATGAAAAGAATGACATCATTAGAGCAGAATTGACAAATGGTTTTGCAGAAAACAACACTTCATCAAGGAGAGTTGTGAATCAAGGTAGAGAATATCTAGTAAGGCGCCGCAGTGGGGCACCTAATATTACAGTCTCAGTTGGTGAAAATAATAGTATAAGCATAAAAACGGAGGCTAGTAACTAATGGATTTTTTAGGAAGTAATGGTTTACCCTCTAGGTTGGCATTCATGGAAAGAAAAAAGTACAAACAAAACATGGATATTCCAGAAGTAGATTTCATAGACCTTTGGTATGAAAAGCCAAACTATGGATTGTATAATGCTGACTTTGAGCCTGTAGTGTTATTGGCGGAAGACAAAGATTCCACCATGTCAAATTTTGGTGATTATGCAAACCCTAATCTTTATGCTGTATCTTTTGCTGTAAGCGCATTCAATCAGTTTAGAGACTCTTACCTTTCAATAGTACAAGAAACATCGATTAGTTTTCCTCCTTTTTTGGAAAATTTGGTACCTAAGAAAGCTCACGTAGATTTTCAAGCTTCTTATTCAGAGTATATAACACGTATAGCAGAGTCTTTGCTGTCTAGAATCACTTCTGTCCAGCGTAGTATTTACAACTTCGGTGATTTTATGAAGCATTGTCGACAAGAATTATATACACAATTAAAACTTGCGCCCATAACAAAATCAGGGTTTCTTCTTTCTTTAGATTGTCCTATCAATGTTTCTGGTTTATGTATAGAACTATCAAACCAGCCCTATGATCAAGATTTTACAAAAGGTAAGATTGTACAAACAAAGGAATTTAAGTGTTATGCTGATGTCGCAAATCAAGCTGGCTTTTACGTGGACAAAAACTATCCAGCAAGATTGATAGCCAACCTTGAATCCTCAGTTATGCAAAATCACATTTTAAAATATTTTAGAGATACAAGCACAGAAAATATACTCTCTAGACTTTTCAGAACTAAAACTCACTATGATGATTTGGATAGTATACAGAGATTTTTTACTGGTCTTTACAACGAGTTTGTCGATCAGAATCCTTTTTTCGAAAAGGCCCAAACAGATTCAACATCCTTAGAGACTAAGAGAACTCTTAAACTACGTCCACAAATAGAAGCTAAGTATGATGTCTCTTGGTGGATACAAGAATTGGTCGAAATAAGACACAAAGAACTAGGGATAAATATTACGCCTGATGAATTATCAGAAAGAAAGCAATTAGTTCTTGACTTACAAGATATATATGGTGTAAAATATAATAAAAATGGTTACAGTGTAAAGCCGGCTTTAGGGAAAATTGGATTGTATACTTCAGAATATCTAAAAACAATATACGAAAATAAAAAAGGAATAAACTCCTATCAAAACATAACCATAAAGGATTTTATGTGATTCTTCAAACTCTAGATATAAAAGATAACTGCCGCGGCATATTTCATAACAATACTTTTTTATTTGATGACGTAGAATCAACTGCGAATCAGTATACGCTAGCTTGGAAACACTCGCCCTTGTTAGAAGATGAAAATTTTCACTATCTTTTTCTTTCTGTGAAAGAAGAGGATTTGTCTCCGTACTGTCAAGATCCTGAAGCCTTTATCTTATACAGTAAAAAAATGCAGGCACACCAAAAAGCAGCTATATCTGCAAAGGTAAGTCTACAGGATCAGTGTTTTTTCGATCTATTACCAGAGCATCAACTAGTGAAGTGGTTTCAGATAAAACAGCAAGCCCTGGAGAATCTCTATAAGACGACAAAAAAAGAAGAGGATTATGAGATTCTGCATAAAATACATGTCTTGACATCAAACATTGCAAGACAGACTGTACAGTTTGGAAATAGGAAAGGAAGAGTGTTATACAACATCTTTGGCTCAGCCACCGGCAGGCTAACAACAAGAAGAGATTCAATTCCGGTTCTAACTTTAAAGAAAGAACAGAGACAATTATTAAGACCTCAAAACGATGCGTTTGTAGAACTAGATCTAAATGCCGCAGAGGTCAGAATGCTAATGGCACTGTCTGGAAAAGAACAGCCTCAAGGAGATATACACGAATGGGTAGTGAAAAATGTATTTCAAAATAATATTCAGAGGTCTCAGGCCAAGATAGAGTTGTTCGCCTGGCTGTATAATCCTTCGAACTCAAAAAGTCGATTTGACCAAATTTTTTCGCGGACAATTTTTCGAGATTTTTACTTTTCTGAAGACCGCGTCCTTACAACGCCATTTGGTCGTAAACTAGTGGTGGAGGAAAGAAAAGCACAAAACTATCTACTACAATCAACAACGTCGGACCAAGTATTGGAAAACGCATATAAAATTCAAAAAATGCTCAAAGGTAAAAAATCTACCATAGCATTTACACTCCATGACTCAATTATACTTGACATGTGCCAAGAAGATGTTATAATGCTACGAGATATCAAATCGCAATTTGAGAAAACGCGATGGGGTAATTTTACCAGCACATGCAAGGTTGGCAAAACATTCTCTAACTTAAAGGAGCTGAATCTTTGAAAAAACTTTTAGGCATAGGAACTGCAGGCTGCAATGTGGTGCAACAACTTTCAGAATACCCTACGTATGAATGCTACTACATTTCAAACGAAAATAATAAAACTTCTAAATTCAAGTTTAGCCTACCAGTACAGCAGGGCCCTGAAGAGTATGAATCCATGGATCTGTCACGGCTTCATAAGTGGTTAGATAAAATAAATGACCATTGTACAGTTTTTTTGTGCGGAGCATCAGATTCAACCGGATTGACCTTGCGCGCATTAGAGCATTTGCATAAAAAAGACATAAAAATGGATATTGTTTATTTTGTTCCCGAAACAGATGTACTATCTGATACAAAAGTCTTACATGAGCGTTCTGTTATGGGGATATTACAAAACTTTACTCGAAGTGGCTTATTTGATAAGATATGCTTGGTGTCTAACATCATCTTAGAAGATTTAGCTGGATCGACAAATGTATTTGATTATTACAATCAAATAAATCATGTATTTACGTCAACTTATTACATGATGGATGTGTTCAAGAATACAAAGCCTATAACATCAACATTCAAAAGACCAAAAGAATCTTGCAGAATCACGACCATTGGACTGGGATCAATAGGAGAATCAGAAAAGTTGTTTTTTCCTCTTGAAAATCAAGTTGAAATGGTGTATTATTATGGTATAAATGAAGAGAAGCTCAGGACAGAAGAAAATTTGTTTAGAAAAATAACAAATAATGTAAAATCAAAAATCACTGAAGAAAGAAAGGTCTCCTTCGGGATCTATCCAACACAATATGAAGATGACTACATTTATGTGGAATTATTTTCTCCAAAAATTCAGCAAATAAAACTTGACACAGAATAAAAAATAAGATATTATATAAACAGTTGGTCAGGATATTCGCTGACCTGCTATAGCCGAGAGTGTGCAAAAAAACAACAAACCAATAGGAGGTATTATAGTGGCACTTAATTTAGACGCGATGAAAGCGAAGTTAGATAAACTTAATGGAAAGGGCGAAGGAGGGAAGAAAAACTTCTGGAGACCTGAAGATGGAGAGAGCAATATCCGTATTGTTTCGACACCAGATGGCGATCCGTTCAAGGAACGCTTTTTTCACTATGGAGTTGGCGGCCAGTCATTTCTTTGCCCAAAGAGAAACTTTGGAGATGATTGTCCTGTATGCAACTTTGCAAATAAACTGTGGAACGAAGGCACAGAAGAAAGTAAAAGACAAGCAAAGGAAATGTTTGCAAAGCAACGATTCTTTTCCCCGGTCCTCGTCCGAGGTGAAGAACAGGAGGGTATCCGTGTTTGGGGGTATGGCAAGATGGCCTACGAAAAGCTTTTGACAATCGTCCTTGATCCCGACTATGGAGACATTACAGATCCAGAGACAGGGAACGATTTAAAGCTAATGTACGGTAAGCTCCCCGGAGCTAGCTTCCCTCGCACGGATATCCGACCACGTCCTCGAAAGACTGTTCTTTGTGACGAAGCAGTTGGCGGCGATGACCGCTGCGCGGAGCTTTTGGAAACGATTCCAAACTTCGACGAGATCTTCGAAAGAAAAACAACTGAAGAGGTACAATCAATCCTTGATCAGTTTATGGCTGGTGACACTGGTAATCAAGAGGTTGAAAAGTTTGGTACCAACAACACCGAGACAGATTCAGTTGAGGCCGCGTTCAGCGACCTGTTGAATCAGTAGGTAGGTTATGGCTAAAGTAACCAAACTAAAAAAAGGCGCCCTTGACATTTCAGCAATCAAGGGCATCATCAACAAGAAAGCGGGCAGAGAAGTCGCTCACTCACTTCAGGATAATAACCCAACTGAAGTCAATGAGTGGATCCCTACTGGGTCTCGATGGTTAGATTCTATTGTCTGTAAGGGCAAATTAGCGGGAATCCCAGTTGGTAAAGTTTCTGAAATTGCAGGGCTTGAGGCAACTGGTAAGTCATTTATGGCAGCTAAGATTGCAGCAAACGCTCAAAAGATGGGGATCGACGTTGTTTATTTCGATTCAGAGTCAGCTATTGACCCTTCTTTTTTAGAGCGTGCTGATTGCGATCTCGAAAAGCTCTTGTATGTTCAGGCAGAGTCAGTAGAATTTGTGCTAGAGACAATCGAAGAGTTACTAGCCACAGGAAACAAGTGGTTGTTTATTTGGGACTCTTTAGCCTTGACTCCTTCGATATCAGACATTGAGGGTGACTTCAACCCTCAGTCGTCAATGGCCGTAAAGCCTAGAATCTTAGCGAAAGGTATGTCAAAGCTCATTGTGCCGATTGCAGATGCTAATGCAACGTTGCTGGTTTTGAACCAACTAAAGACAAACTTGGGTGCAAGAACACCTGCACAAGCAATGACGACACCGTACGTAACGCCTGGTGGAAAAGCTTTACCTTACTCGTATTCACTACGAATCTGGCTTACAGCTAGAAAAGCCAAGGCAAGTTTTATTGTTGATGATAATGGTTACCGCATTGGATCTGAGGTGAAAGTAAAGCTGGAAAAGTCTCGTTTCGGGACAGCCGGTCGAACTTGTAACTTCAAGATTCTTTGGGGTGACGATGCTGTAGGTGTTCAGGATGAGGAAAGTTGGTTCGACGCGATCCAAATCTCTGAGCGACTGAAGCAGTCTGGTGCTTGGTTCGCTATTGTTCATGACGACGGAACAGAAACAAAGTTCCAGCGTAAGCAATGGCTCGACAAGCTTCAGGATGAAAATTTCAGAAAAACTGTCTTGACAATTATGGACGAAGATGTTATTATGAAGTTCAGTAATAGAGAAGGCAATGCTTCTGATTTTTACGAGTTAGACGATTCCCCGTCTAATGAGTGATCTTATAGCCCGGCTCTATGCCGGGCTTTTTTCTATCTAAAGGAGGAAATAATATGTTTGAAGGAATACTAAGTGATACTAATTTTATTTACACTGCAGTTGGTATGTTGATCATTGGATTGGCCCTACATAAATGGAAGAGAAACTAAAATGAAAAGAGTAATGATAGTAGACGCGTACAATCAATTTATCCGCGGATATATAGTAGATCCTAGCAAGAACCCGAACGGGTCTCCAATCGGCGGTATTCGCACTTTTATCAATATCTTCAACAAGCTGACAAGAGAGGTCAAGCCAGATCTACTTGTTCTTGTTTGGGATGGTAAGGGCGGTAGTAAGAAACGCCGCAGCATGAACAAGTCATACAAAGGTGGAAGAAAACCACCGAGAACCAACTGGTCTCAGGTTGGAATGGTTGAAGAAGATATTACAGAAAATAAAGTTTGGCAACAAATGCGTGTAATCGAATACTTCAATCAAACTCCAGTAATCCAGTTTATGGAGCCGCTTGTGGAGGCTGATGATGTGATATCTTACATTAAAAACAGTCCCATTTTTTCAGAGTGGCAAAAAGTAATTGTATCCGCAGATAAAGATTTTATCCAACTCTTAGATGATAAAACTATCCTGCACAGGCCAATTCAAAAAGAGTATCTCAATAAGAACAATGTTGTGGATAAGTTTGGTATCCACCCAACTAATTTTGCCCTTGCTAGAGCCATTGTTGGAGACTCTTCAGATAATCTACCGGGTGTACCCAGAGTGGGTATGGAAACTGTTGCAAAACGATTTTCTTTTCTGAAAGAAGAAAAAACATACTACTTATCTGATGTTATCGCTGAATGTGAAAAACCAGACAACAAACAGAAAGTGTACACAAACATCTTAGAAAACGAGGAGTTAATAGAAAATAATTATGATATTATGCAGCTATCTTCACCCATGCTATCAATACAAGCTAAACAAGGGATCGACGATACGTTTGAGCAATATAAGCCACACTATAATCAAACGGAAATCAGAAAACTGATGCTCCAAGATGGAGTACTCACTGTGACAACCACAGATTTGGAACAAAGATTTAACCATATTATTACTTCCTTTTCTCAGTGATTTGTGTTATAGTCACATACATACAAAGGAACCTTAATGGAACAAGAAAAGAAGAGTTTTTCTAAGTTCGGGAAAACATTTCAAGAGGACATGTGTCATCTTGTCTTAAATGACAGAACATTTGCAGACCAAATGTTTGAAGTGCTGGATTTGAACTTTTTAGAACTAAAGCATTTACGGGTCTTTATTAGAAAGATCAAGGAGTATCGAGAAAAGTATGGAGTCCATCCCACATCTAACATTATGCTGTCCATCTTACGAACAGGTTTGGAGGGAGAGCAAGAGTCAGTCAAGACGAGGATCAGAGACTACTATGCTAGAGTGTTGGCCAACGGTGAACTTCCGGCCGGCGCTGACTTCATTAAAGATACTGCTCTTGATTTTTGTAAAAAACAAAAACTCAAAGAAGCCCTAATAAAGTCTGTAGAGCTAATAAAGTCTTCTTCATTTGATGAAGTTTCTAAAGTTATAGACGACGCGCTAAAGTTAGGATCAGACAATACTTTGGGTTATGATTATCTTGTGGATTTCGAAGCTAGGTTTGTAAAAAAAGCCAGAGACCCTGTAACAACAGGATGGAGAGACATTGATGAAATTTCTAAAGGAGGTCTTGGGAAAGGCGAGCTTGGCGTTGTTGTTGCTCCTACTGGTGCTGGCAAATCAATGGTCCTTGTTCATCTCGGCGCTCAAGCTCTTAAGTCCGGAAAAAATGTTCTTCATTATACGCTTGAGCTTGCGGATACTGTGGTGGGTGGTCGTTATGATGCTGCTATCACAGGTGTTGAACTCAAGAACCTAGCAGTTTTCAAAGAAAAGATTTACGACGAAATCAGAGAAATTGATGGTAAGCTAATCATCAAAGAATACCCAACAAGAAGCGCTAGTATCCAAACAATCAAAAATCACATTGAGAAGCTAAAAAGGCGTAATTTTGTCCCAGATATGATCATTGTAGACTACGGAGACCTAATTCGACCAGAAAATAGCAGAAAAGATGAGAAAAGGCACCAACTCGAAACTATTTACGAAGAGCTTAGAGGAATAGCTCAAATTTGCGAATGTCCTGTCTGGACGGCATCGCAAACCAACAGATCTGGAATCAACGCTGAAGTGATTACTATGGAATCAATCTCTGAGGCGTTCAACAAATGCTTTGTAGCAGATTTTATCTTTACAGTGTCGAGAACTGTAGAAGATAAGAATACTAACCAGGGCCGCATCTTCGTGGCGAAGAACCGCAATGGTCCAGATGGATTAGTGTATCCAATTTTCATGGATACAAGCAATGTATGTATAAAAGTTTTACCCAAAACAGGTGAAACAGTAAATGATATTGTCCAAAAGAGTGAAGAAGCGAGGATCAATAGTCTTCGTGAAAGATATAAGGCTTTTAAAAAAGAAGGAGGAAAAAATTAATGGAGCTATCAAATCAAATATTATCAGAGATCACAGTACACATGAAGTACGCAAGGTACTTGGAAAAAGAGAAAAGAAGAGAGACATGGGATGAACTTGTTACTAGAAATATGAACATGCATCTCAAGAAGTTTCCAGAGTTGGAACTTCAAATTAGAAAAGCATATAAAATGGTTTTTGATAAGAAAGTATTACCATCAATGCGATCAATGCAGTTCGGTGGTAAGCCGATTGAAGTAGCCCCAAATAGAATTTTCAACTGCGCTTTTATGCCAGCCGATGACTGGAGATGCTTTGGAGAAGCAATGTTTCTTCTTCTCGGCGGAACTGGCGTTGGGTATTCTGTACAAAAGCATCACGTTGAAAAATTACCAGAAATTACTAGACCAAACATGAATCGTACAAGAAGGTTCCTTGTCAATGACTCTATTGAAGGTTGGGCAGATGCTGTAAAGACTCTGGTCAATTCTTATTTTAGAGGAGGATCAAGGCTTCGTTTTGACTATACGGACATTCGCCCGAAGGGTGCTGCTCTCATTACTTCTGGAGGCAAGGCCCCAGGACCTCAACCCCTGCGTGAGTGCCTGGTAAAGTTAGAGGGAATGCTTTCACAGAAGGAAAATGGAGATAAGCTAACGCCAATCGAAGTACACGATATGATTTGTCATATAGCAGACGCTGTACTGGCAGGTGGTATTCGTCGGGCTGCTCTCATTTCTTTGTTCTCGGCAGATGATGAGGACATGATTGCTGCAAAAACAGGTAACTGGTGGGAAACCAATCCACAACGAGGTAGAGCCAATAATTCTGTTGTTTTGCTGCGCCACAAGATTGATAAAGAATACTTCATGAATTTGTGGGACAGAGTGAAAGCATCAGGAGCAGGTGAGCCCGGTTTCTATTTTTCGAATGATAAGGACTGGGGCACGAACCCTTGTTGTGAGATTGGTTTACGACCATACCAGTTTTGTAACTTGACTGAAGTCAATGTTTCAAATGTGGAAAGCCAAGAAGATCTTAATGAACGTGTAAAAGCAGCAACTTTTATTGGGACCCTGCAGGCAAGCTATACAGATTTCCATTATCTTCGCGACATCTGGCGCAGGACCACTGAAAAAGATGCTCTTATTGGAGTTTCAATGACGGGTATTGCCTCCGGTGCAGTGTTAGAACTTGATATGAAAGAAGCGGCAAGTTGCGTCAAACAAGAAAATACTAGAGTGGCTGAGTTGTTGGGTATTAAGCCAGCCGCAAGAACAACTTGTGTAAAGCCCGCGGGCACTACGTCTTTGACTCTTGGTACCTCTTCAGGTATTCACGCTTGGCACAACGATTATTATATTCGACGCGTTCGAGTCGGCAAGAATGAACCAATCTATACATACTTAGCTGAAAATCACCCAGAACTGATTGAAGATGAATACTTTAGCCCTCACACGACGGCTGTTATTTCTATTCCGCAAAAGGCTCCAGAGGGGTCTATTTTAAGGACAGAATCAGCACTACAACTTCTCAAAAGAGTGAAACACGTAACAGATGAGTGGGTAAAACCAGGTTTCCGCAAGGGCCAAAACACCCACAACATTTCGGCAACTATCTCAATAAAAGATGCAGAATGGGTTGATGTGGGAGAGTGGATGTGGGAGAATAGAAGTAGTTATAATGGTTTGTCGGTGCTTCCATTCTCAGACCATACTTACAAGCAGGCTCCTTTTGAAGATTGTTCGAAAGAGACATATGAAGCGCTTTTGGGTTCCTTGACATCTATAGATCTTACTAAGGTCACAGAAGAAGAGGATAATACGGATCTTAAAGGTGAAGTTGCTTGCGCCGGAGGCGCTTGTGAAGTGAAATTTGTATGATTACTTTAACTGAATCTGCAGCCAACAAAATGAAAACCTTGCTTTTAGAAAAAGAGGAGACAGGTGTGCGCGCCGCTGTACAGGGCGGCGGGTGCTCTGGCTTTACTTATAAATTATTGTTTGATAATCAAAAGGACAATGATAGGGTCATTACTGATAAGGACATAGAGATTTATCTTGACCCAAAAAGTTTTCTATATCTTATGGGTACAGAGATTGACTTTGTAGATGAACTTAATCAGTCTGGATTTAAATTTGTAAACCCTAACGCAAAAAGAACTTGTGGCTGCGGAGAAAGTTTTTCTATTTAAAAACCCTTGACAAACCTGATAAAATATACTATTATTGTATTACAACTCAACATGAAAGGATAAATTATGAGTTCTAACGACGATAGACTACTAACCAAAGAGGAACACCTCGCAAATTACATTAAGACATTTGTTGCCATTGAAGATGCAATGGAGCCATTCAAAGAACAGCGAAAGGATTTACGAGAATCCTATAATGAAAACGGGTGGCTTACAAAAGAAGAAATGAGATTGGCTGTAAAAGCGTATAGACTATACAAATCTGAAACAGATATGGAAATTTTAACAGACTATGTGAACAAGTGTCAGCGATCTGTGGGGAGGATCAATGGTCTCTAGAGTGGAAATGCTAAAGCCGGTAAATAGGCATTTGCTTATTGTACCACATGTAAAAAAGAATGAAACATCCACTGGCGTAATCTTACCAGAGGACTATAGCCCGGAACAAGATCAATATATTGAAGCATCAGTGATTGACATCGCCGCAGATTGCGATAAGCAGTTCCGCCATCTTCGATATGGTAACCTCGATAACAATAGGATTGTTGTAGATAAATCTATGATTCAAGAGGTAACCTTGAAAGACAAAACTCATTATATGATTTTGGAAAACTATGTAGTAGGAGTCTACAGGAGGCCTGATGAAAGTTGACTTATTTGGGGACGATATAGGTGCGGTTGAATACGTTTCACATATGGGTACAGATCTGTCAGTTGTTAATGCTGCGCGGGTCTCTTTCGGATCAGAAAAGCAAGACGTCGACGAAAAAGACATCAAACTCATAAATTATCTGATGAAACACAATCACAGTTCCCCGTTTGAACACTGTGCGTTGACTTATAAATTCACTTTGCCTTTATTTATACGTTCCCAGCATCATCGACACCGTACTTGGGCCTATAATGAAATTAGCAGACGCTATACCTCAGTAGACATTCAGTTTTACGAACCAAAACGGTTTAGAACACAGCACAAAAGCAATAGGCAAGCTAGTACAGAAGAGCTAGTGGATCCTATAGTGGAATACAATAGGTCAGGACTACCTGTATCTGGGCTAGCTTCAGAAATGGTGAGGGCGCACCACAAAGAGTGTTTGAAACTTTTTGATAATTTATTATCTTCTGGTGTATGTCGAGAACAAGCCCGCGGTGTCTTACCACAAAACCTTTATACACAGTACTTTGGCACTGTGAATTTACACAACTTGCTGAAGTTTGTTTCTCTTAGGGTCCATGAGGGTGCTCAATGGGAAATTCAACAGGTTGCTAAAGCTTGCCTCAAAATCGCAAAGCAGTATTTCCCTCACTCTGTAGGATCTTATATGAAACACAAAATGGAGCATTGATGAAGAAAATAACACTTTTACTTTTTTTATTTGCATGCTCAGACAGCAGCAATACGACTGGAGGCTTAGATGCTGAAAGTATCAGGACTCTAACCTCAGATTCGACATCAGTTGATGTTCAGGTAGTTCAAGTACCGGACATTACGGTTGACGCTTGGGTCGACCCCTGCGCGGATTTGCAAAATACCCATCCTAGGTTTTGCGACTGCAACCCGAACTGTTGCCAACAACAAACTTGGTATTGTCCACCGCGAGGTGTGGAAATACAGGCAAAGTATGCGGTGTTAGATATTTGTGATGAGAACATGAATCCCTGTGACAGAAACAGAGACCCAAATTGTCCTCCTGCCGAGATTATTGAAGAGACAGGTTGTACGCATGCTTTTGATTGTCCTCCTGGTATCAACGAGGATTTCACCATGTATTATGATTGCGATATAGACGGCACATCTGGAACTCAGCAAGTCAGGTGTGACAAAGGACGTTTGTATTATGGAGAGTGTGTGACCTGCTTTGAAGAGGAGGAGGTGTGCGATGGTAACGACAACGACTGTGACGGGAATGTGGATGAAAACCAACTGAATGCTTGTGGTGGCTGTGGGCAAGTGCCGGAGGATATTTGTGACGGCCTTGATAATGATTGCGATGGTGCAGTAGACGAGCAACTGATAAGAGAGTGTACCACCATTTGCAATTCAGGTCTGGAGATTTGTGGAAATGGAGATTGGATTGGCTGCACAGCTCAACGTCCAGCTGACGAAGAGTGCGATGGTGAGGATAATGATTGCGATAACCTAGTGGATGAGGGTCTAAACTGCCAATGCCCTCCTGAAATGGTTGGAGCTTTAGTTCCATGTATGGAATCCCCTCTTACTTGTGGTATGGGATTTAAAACCTGCGAATGTTTGACAGAAGAGTGTGAAGTTACCCAAATGACGGAGTGTTTTGCTGCATGTCATTGGGTGCCAGAGATCTCTCCAAATACCCCTTGCGATCCTCTAGTGGGTCTAGCTATAGACGCTGAGGTTTGTAATAACTTTGACGAAGATTGTGACTTGCTTACCGATGAACGTATAACGAGAGAGTGTTACACCGGCCCTGAGGGCACTTTAAACGTAGGAGTATGCTCAATGGGAGAACAAACTTGCAATAGAGGTCAGTGGTATGGCCGCACTCCTCAGGGCGCCCAAGTCGTTGATTTTTGCGGAGGTGAAACATTGCCGAGTGAAGAGATTTGCGACGGCGCCGACAACGATTGTGACGGTATTGTTGATTACGGAGAAGAGATACCAGAAACTGATATTCTTTTCTTAGTTGACTGGTCAGGCTCTATGGAGAATTATATAAATGCTGTTAGGATGGCTATGAATAGGTTTGCTCAAGATTTTTCTGCAGAGGATAAGCTAAAGTGGGGACTGATTGTTGGCCCTAAAGCTGCGCCTGGTCCCGGGGGAATACAGGAGATGCTGATATTGCAGTCTGATATTGCAGATTTAGAAGATTTTCTAACTGCTTTTGCAAATGTAGGGCAATTTGATAACCAGACAGGTAATGAGCAATTCAAGGATGCAATTATTCTCGCATTACAAAATATTTCTGGAAATGTTCAATATGATTTTGCAAGTGCAACTTGGTCTAACAGGATGGGGTCAGTGCCTGAGCTGAAATTTTTCAAGGTAAACTGGCGCCCAAATGCAGATAGGATCATAATACTGTTTAGTGACGAATTTGCGCAATCTTTTCTAGTACCACGGGTCAATACGGATGTTGTTTGGGACGCCCTCGAAGCAACTCCAAATTTAAAGTTCTATGCATTTGCAGAGAGAAATTCTAGGGTTTGGGACAACTATGCTGATGCTGGTAATGGTTCAGTGTTTCAGTTATCAAGAAACCAACAGCAAATGTATGATGACCTTATGTCAATCCTTGATGAGATTTGTTTAGCACCACCTTCATCAAGTATGAGGATGAATGTGTTACATCCGGGTTTTCAGTTTGCATCCACTAACCCAAGATATGACTATAGACTTAGAATATGCTACTAGACAAGGTTGTCATTGGTTCGTCGTTGGAGTCTGTACACTACGCCCTTATAAATGAGTGTTATTTCATACCAACTCGCGAGAGCCCCCCTTTATTTTACCGTGAAAACGTAGAAGCTTGGCCAAAGCTAAACTTCATGTTAGGTTTGTTGTCAAAATTATTATCTTTTCAAAAAACAGAAACTATAAGAATTGTTGACAATGAACTAAAAATAACAGCCCAAAATGTAGTTTACAAATATAAATTTGAAAAGTGTTTTGTGTTTGATTCAACGGGAATTCAACTTGAAAACGAAATTAAAGAAACTCGCGAAACAACCTATCTTGTACTAGATGATTTTGAACTTTCAACACTAGGCCCACCTAGAACACAGATACAACCAAATATATCTACTCCGGGATTCGCACAGCAAATACACTTTTATTCATCAGATCGAGTAGACGGCTCATCATATATTACAGACTGCATAGTAGAATCAGAATTGACTCAAGAACAAATAAATTGTTTTGATTTTTCAGATACAATGGCTAGGTTCACGGTCGAAAGATACTTGACCTCTGTTGGGGTTTATGGTAGTCTAATGAAACACTATAAAAGTGGAAAGCCAAAGTATCGAAAACCAAAAGTGAAGCATGTAAACAGATTAATCTTTCAAAAAGACAACAACGTATATGCAGACACAGAAAATGTCAAGATCATGAATCTTTCTATGGAGGAAATTGTTGAAGAAAGCACCAAAAGGTAGGAACGTAGCAGGAATTGTGCCCTTGACCGGCCGAAAAAAATCATTTGATTTTCCGTGGCCAGATTACCTACAACCCATTAGACAGGGTATGCTAGCTGTTGAACGATCCATATATGAATGCGCATACGCTGGGTGTGATTCAATATGGGTTGTATGCGGTGACGATATCGCTCCCATAGTAAAGCAAAGATTGGGAGATTATGTCATGTCACCGAAATATTTTGAACAAAAAGATTTTGTCAAGAATAAGGATTATCATAAAAAATGGATACCTATTTTCTACACGCCTTTATCGCAAAAAGATAGAGATAGAAGAGATAGTTTGGGTTGGTCAGCACTACACGGCGCGCTCATGGCATTTCAAATATCTGACAAAATGAGTCAGTGGGTGCTACCAACAAAATATTTTGTTTCTTTTCCGTACGGCCTTTATCATACAGGGATTGTGAGAGATCATAGAGACGCCATAAGGGGACCAAAATCTTTCTTCTTATCCCACCAAGGACAAACAGCAAGAGATGGTTTATATTTGGGATTTACATTTTTCCCGGAAGACTGGCCAAAATTCAAACATCATGTAAAGAATCAGTGTAGTGGTGGTAATAGAGATATACCCTTTCAAGAAAGATGGTCTAGTCGTCATTTTACTCTTGACAAAATATTCAATGTTGATGTAATATCAATAGATAAGAAAGTTGAAGTGCCTGAGTATTATGACCTAGATAGTTGGGACAGCTTACAGCAATACTACACTTCGGAAATGAAGATACCTAGACCCACAAGAGAATTTATGAAACCTTACCACCATAGGAGAATGATAGAAAATGAATAAAATTGAAGATACTTATAATATGATGCCAGCTTTGATAAAAGCACACGCTGGCTTACCAGATAACTTTATAAACTTGACATCCGACCAGAAAAGGTTTATAATGGAGATGTTCGATATTGATAGGGAAGCGGTAAAAGCAGCCCTTATGGAAACTCTAGAAGAAATGAAAGGTTTAGTTGATGAACTCTAGGAAAGAAAGCTCTATCCCATTTGTGGGGTTGCACGCACATTCAGTTGCGGGGTCTCCGTTTGATGCACTTGGATATCCACCAGAGCATATGGATTTTGCTTACGAGAATGGTATGGATGCCCTGGCACTCACTGATCACGGCAACATGAATGGTTTGGCATGGCAAGTGCTGCACGCTAAGAAGATGAAGAAGGCCGGCAAAGAGTTTAAGCCTATCTTTGGCTGTGAGGCGTACTTTATTCCGTCCGTTGCGAAGTGGAAGGAAGAGTACGAAGAGATCAAGAATGCTTCAAAAAAGAAATCCGACTACGAGGCAGACAACTCTGGCACTACGGTTGAAGACGAGGGCGCCTCCAAGAAGAAGATCAAGTCTGTCCTCAACCGCCGCCGTCACCTTATCTTGCTGGCTATGAACCAGACTGGTTTGCAGAACATATTCAAGATGATCTCACGTTCCTACAGTGGAGATAACTTCTATCGTTATCCTCGTGTTGACTATGCTCTCCTCAAGAAACATAATGAAGGTGTCATTGCTGCTTCGGCTTGTCTCGGCGGCGTCTATGCTGGCAACTACTGGGAGAACCGAGACATTGGTCCTGATGCCATTCTCGGGGCAATGCGCCAAACTACACAGAAGATGCAGGACATTTTCGGAGACCGATGGTACGGGGAGCTTCAGTGGAACAATGTCCCAGAGCAACATGAACTCAATCGCTACATCATTCAGATGCATCAAGAATTTGGTATTGACCTTATCTCTACTGCAGATTCACACTATTATAATGCAGACGTGTGGAAAGATCGTGAGCTTTACAAGCGTTTAGGTTGGCTAGGTAAAGGTAAACCAGACTATTTATCTGACGAGCTTCCCGTATCAGTCGAGGAAATCGGTTACGAGCTTTATCCAAAGAATGGTGACCAGATGTTCGAATCATACAAGAAGTATTCAGAATTATGTGGAGCAAAGTATGATGATAACTTGGTACTCGAATCGATCAAGAGGACACACCAGATTGCACATGAGAGGATTGAAAGTTTCTTGCCAGACAACGAAGTCCGTTTACCCAACTTTGTTGTCCCAGAGGGATCAACTGCTGGTCAGACCTTGGCTGCCCTCTGCGTTGAGGGTCTCCGGTCACTCGGTCTCGGCAACAACCAAGAGTATGTGGATCGCCTCAAGTATGAGGTTGGAGTTATCGAGGACAGGGGTTTTTCGAAATACTTTCTAACAATGAAAGCTATTGCTGACGTTGCCGTCGATAGACAACTTGTCGGAGCCGGCCGCGGCTCTGCTGCTGGTTCCCTCGTTGCGTATGTCCTAAACATTACACAGGTCGACCCTATCAAATACGGACTTCAGTTCGAAAGATTCTTGACTAAGGGTGGCTCGGGTTACCCAGATATTGATTATGATGTGTCCGACCCTATGGTCCTCAAGGAGATTCTTATTGAACTTTGGGGTGATGATTCTGTTGTCCCGATCACTAACTGGAATACACTGCAACTTCGATCTCTTATCAAAGATATTTCAAAGTTCTATGGTATTGAGTTCACTGAGGTGAACAACGTGACCAGTAAAATGGTATATGAAGCAACACCACTAGCAAAGAAGAAACACGGTATTACTGCTGGTGTGTATGCACCAACATTCGAGGAGTTGATGGAGTTCTCAGAGTCTCTGCAAAAGTTCTTAGCAAAGTATCCGCATATCAAGACTCACATTGAAAAACTGTATGGACAGACACGTTCTGCCTCTCGACATGCAGGTGGTGTTGTTGTGGGTGAAAACCTGGATAAGTGGATGCCCCTAATCAACTCAGGAGGAGTTAGGCAAACACCATGGTCTGAGGGTCAGAACGTGCGCCATCTTGAGCCGATGGGTTTTATCAAGTTTGATATTCTGGGTCTTGCTTCACTACGAATGCTTGAAGGTGCCATTGAACGCATCCTTCGACGTCATCATGGAATGACTAATCCAACATTCGCAGACATCAAAGATTACTACGACAAGAACTTGCACCCAGAGGTCATTGATCTAGAAGACAAGGATGTCTGGCAAAACATTTTCCACAAAGGCAAGTGGGCCGGCATCTTCCAATTCACGGAAACCGGAGCACAATCGTTTTGCAAGAACGCCAAACCTGACAACATCATTGACTTGGCTGCGATTACTTCTATCTACCGTCCAGGCCCACTGTCTGCAAATGTGGACAAGAAGTACATTGGGGCAAAGGAGAATCCGGAAGATATCGAATACATCAACAAGACTGTGCGAGAAGTGACGCAAGAAACTTACGGTTTCCTTATTTTTCAAGAACAGATCGCTATGTTGGCTCACAAGTTGGGTAAAGATCTGACATTGGATGAAGGCAACAAGCTCAGAAAACTACTTACTAAGAAGGGCACTGGTGCCGCTTCCGCTGAGAAAGACAAGATCTTCGACAAATTCCGCAGGGGTTGCGTCGAGAAAGGAATGAGAGATTATGAAGCAAGAGAACTTTGGGAAACTTTTGAATACTTTTCAGGCTATGGCTTTAACAAGTCACATGCTGTATCCTACTGTGTATTATCCTATCAATGTGCTTATCTTCTTAACTACTATCCGGCCGAGTGGCTAGCCGCATTCTTGGATAAAGAGCCAGAGAGTAGAAAGGAAAGAGCCATTGCAACTGCAAAGTCACTTGGGTTCAATGTTCGTGCACTAAATGTAAATACCTCTGGATCAGTTTGGGAAATTACAGAAGACGGAAACACACTAATTCAACCGCTCACGTCAATCAAGGGCCTGGGTGAAAAAGCGATTGAACAGATAATTGAACATCGACCATTCAACAAGATCGAAGATTTTTTATTTCATGAAAAGATTATCTATTCGAAACTAAACAAAAAGTCACTCATAGCCCTTTGTGAAGCTCAGGCACTAAATGATTTAGTTGATGATAGATTTACTGGCCTTTATCATTTTTGGCAAGCTGTCTGTAAAGACAGACCTAGAAAACAAAAGAACTTAGAAGAAAACATTGAAAAATTTGCGTCTCTGGGAGATTGGTCCGAAGAAGAAAAACTAGAAAAGCTCGTCAATCTGACAGGGGTGTTTCCTATAAACGCTGTGGTTACACCAAGAGTCAGGCAGAAACTAGATGAACTTTATATACCACCAATTTCAGAGTTTGATCCATCGCTTGGTGTTACATGGTTTATACCGAGAGAGTGTAAATTGAAGAAGTCCAAAAATGGTAAAAACTTTTATGTTGTAAAAGTTATTGATGATAACAATGAAACAACAGTAATTAGATGTTGGGGTGTCGACCCCGATAAAGATGTGGTTCACATCAATCGACCATACATGGCGAGATTGAATTATAATCAGCAGTGGGGTTTTTCCACTTTTAGTATGAGAAAGATGTTTAAGCTATTAGCATAAAGGAGAAGACAATATGGCTAAATTAACAGGATTATCTGCAAAAGTCTTGGCAGATCAATACAAGAAAGCACTAGAGGGCAAGGGGTTTGCATTCTTCGAAAATGGAGACTACAACCTAAATATTATCGGAGTCAGGAATGATTCTGGAGATGCTTCAAAATTCGATGACTTTATAAATGTCCTATATAAGGTCGATGGAGCTTGGGTTTGTGACTCCTATCCAGTAACCACAGAGCCGGGTACATCTATTTTGAAGAGGCCAATTAAAGAGGTTAGGCACAAAGGTACCGCAATTTTGGTACCTGGGCAATATAGAAACACCTACAAGATTAGCTGGCATGGAAGTAGAGACAGGGGTCACATGGCGTTATGCCAAAGAGGTGGTCAGGTTAGCGTCTGGAGAGACAACAATAGAAATTCAAAGCCGGATTATCACGGCCCTGAAGACATAGGGTGGTATGGTATTAATATCCACAAACACCGTGGCTCTGACGCTAGAATCAACACAGGAGGAGTTTCCGCAGGTTGTCAAGTTTTTCAAAGCAGCGTAGATTTTTCAGAGTTTATGGAAATTTGTTCAGATGCAAGGGATAAATGGGGCAACAGCTTTACATATACTCTTCTGGAGGAAAAAGATCTAAAGCTATGTGAGGTGTCATGACCATGGCGTACGTAGATGAATATAACGAAGTAAGAGTTTTTATGACTCATCCTCTAGCAAAGTTACCAACGCGCGCTCACTCTACAGACGCCGGAATGGATTTTTATTTTTGCCCTGCAACATCCATGGTTGCAAAAAGAATAGACCCTGGCCAGAGCGTATTATTAGAGACTGGTATTAAAATGGAAGTACCTTCTGGGTGCATGCTACAAGTCATGAATAAATCTGGAATAGCAAGTAAAAAGAAGCTGATTGCAGGTGCTTGTGTTGTTGACGAAGGTTATTGTGGAGAAATTTTTGTAAACCTGCACAATATTGGAGAGACTGCTCAATATATTGAGCCTGGCCAAAAAATAGCACAAGGAGTTTTTGTAAAGATAGAAAAACCAAGACTTAGAGTTATCTTTGAAGACAAGATTTACGATTCAGACACAGCCAGAGGCGACGGGGCCCTCGGTTCAACTGGAGATAAGTGATGGGCAGTTTTATTAGAAGGCTCAAGAGAAAGCAATTGGTTACTGCAAAAAAGCAATTTATGAAAGATTTCAAGAAGTCTATGGCTAAGTTTAAAAAACAAGTTGTTTGCTCCGTGTGTGACAGACACCCAGAGCAAGGTGAGAATATAGACAACTGGCATATTGATAAATACTCAGAAAAAATTGACTTAATATGTACGAACTGTTACAATGAAGAAGAAAGTGGAGGTCCAGGTGCAGAAATTGCAAAAGACATTATCATTTGACGACGTATTGATTGTACCTCAGAAATCAGACATTAAATCTAGGAAAGAGGTCGATCTCACATCAGAAATAAATGATAGGAAGTTTGCTCTACCAATTATTTCATCGCCAATGGATACAGTAACAGGACCGACGATGGCAACCACTATGACAAACCATGGAGGTTTTGGAATAATTCACAGGTATAATTCTATAAAAGAACAAGTGGATCTTTTGAGACAGGTACCACCAAACACAGCCGCAGCTGCGATTGGTGTTACTGATGACTTTATAGAAAGGGCGGATGCTCTTATAAAAAATGGTGCTTTCTTATTATGTATCGACGTTGCTCATGGTCATCATACAAATGTTGAAAGGGCAATCAAAACTTTAAAGGATAAATTTGCTAACAGAGTTAGTATTATGGCAGGAAACGTGGCAACGGCTGAGGCTTTTGTCGATTTGCAAGATTGGGGTTCAGATGTTATCAGGGTTGGAGTCGGCGGTGGCAGTATTTGCAGTACTCGCATTCAAACCGCACATGGCGTGCCTACTTTTCATTCAGTATATGATTGTAACCAGGTATCTGATACGGCCGTGATGGTCGCAGATGGTGGAATAAAAAACGCGGGAGACATAGTTAAGTGTTTCGCCGCCGGCGCAGACTTTGTAATGTTAGGCTCGCTTTTAGCAGGAACTAAAGAGTCACCAGGACAAGTGTTTCAGAATGCACAAGGTCAGAAGTATAAAGCGTACAGAGGCATGGCATCCCGAGAGGCACAGGTTGCATGGAGAGGCAAGACTAGTTCACTAGAAGGGGTTGCCACTACAGTACCATACAAGGGTAGTGTCAGCAATATATTACTGGACTTGCATCAAAATATTAGATCTGGATTATCATACTCTGGAGCTAGAACTCTAAAAGATTTTAGACAAAAAGCCAAAATTATAAGACAAACGCCAGCTGGAATGAATGAAAGCAGCACACATATCTTATCAAGATGAAAGAGCACCATCCCAATAAAGTAGTGAAGTTTGTCTTCTCTGTGTTTGAAAAGACTTCTGCAGACTTGAAGCTGAGAATAAGGAATGACAATCTGACTCAGGTTAGTTGGTTTGCAGGGTTGGCAAAACTATATTTAGAGAATGACCCAGATATGATGAAAGTTATTTACAAAGTAAAACAACACGCCCAAGTTATGGGCAAAGTAAAACTCAACAGAGCAAACAAAGATATTCAAAATGGTCACGACATTATGAAAGCCTTAGGTATTACAGACTCTGACAAGCAGAATATATATGATTTAATTGAAATGGATTTAGAGGACTATGAATGATGAACAAAAATGTAAAAAATGTAAAAACAAAGAGAATGACAGGTGTTGGATAGATTATCCAGAAGATGATAACTGCATTTATGAAGCTATACGCAAAAATGGCCCAATGACATTAGAGCAAGTGGCTAAGAGATTAGGTATTTCTTTGGTGAGGGTGTCTCAAATTGAGAAAGAAGCATTAAAGAAACTTTCAAAGAGAATAAAATTTGACCTTTCTTCATAAAAAAGACTAATTATAGTTGTATTATTACACTAATCACTACTTTCAAAAGGAGAATTACACAATGAGTGATAACAAACTATTAGCAGAAAACACAATTAGACGCTTTATGAAGCTCGCAAACACAGATGCGTTTAGCGACAACTTCGTGAATGAGATGGGTTACGGTAAGAGCCCTGCTCAAGCTGATGAAGAAGACCGAAAAGATGAGGCATTTGAGTCTGATGATGACGTAGTTGAAGAGCAAGAAGAAGATGAGCTTGGTGCTGGTGCACCCGCCGGCGAAGATGACATGGAAATGGATATGGAAATGGATGCTGAGGAGCCAGCGGACGCGGCAGAGCCAGAAATGGGTGCAGCAGACATGAGCCTCACTGAAGAAGAGGCCCAGTTGTTGATTGATCTGGGCGAAAGACTATCCTCGGCTATGGGCGCCGCGGAAGATACCGATGGCGCCGCAGAAGATGACATGGCCGCTATGGACGATATGGGCGGTATGGAGCCAGGAGCTGAAGAAGAAGCTCCTGCAGGAAGAGACCCCATGGGAATGATGGAGGGAGAGGAAGAAGACCTCGTAAATGAGGTGCTCAAGAGAGTTACCAAAAGACTTGTAGCTGAAAAGCTCAAGAACAGAAAGTAAGATAAAATAATACGTTATCACTTATCTAAGCCCCACACCTTCAGGTGATTGGGGCTTTTTACTTGACTCAGAGTAAGAAAGGTGCTACTATAATAGCATGAATGAAATACAATTATACTCAATTATAATGTTCTTTGCCGGCGTTGGTTTAACACACGCAGTCTTTTATTTCGATAGAAAAATAAAAGAAAGAAAATTTTATATCTTTATGTCATCAGTTATCTTGCAAGCCCTTGATAATATTAACTTAGTGCACGAAGCTTCTCTAGAATTTGTTCGAGACGAAACAAAAACAGTAGACGATTTTGTTGCTCAGGAATATTTAGAGAAAGAGAGTCTGAAGGTTTCTACATTCATGGAGTTGTATGTTTTACTATTCACTAAGTCAGTGCCACTGCCAGGTAGAAAATTTATAAACTACAAATCCTGGCCTGAAGCCAAGGCTCTTATAAAAGAACTGCGAGGGCTTACAAACAATGGACAAAGTAAAAGGTGAACACTGGAGAATTGATCACAATACAGTAAGATTGCAAATAAAAACAGATAAAGAACAACGTAAACTTGAAGAGGTATTACCTGGGTGGCAATGTGTTTCCTATGGATATGTACCAAGAACAAATGAAGACATTTACGTATTCGAAAAAAAGTTCGAATCAGAACTAGACTGGTCAATATTTATAAATTCTGATAAAATAACTAATTTAATAGAAATGAAAGAGGTAGAAAATGACTAACAGAATCTCGGTAACCCCGAAAAAGAAGAAAAAGAAAAAGGACCCAACTGAAGACAATGATAAGCAAGTTGTAATTATTAACAATATTCAAGCTCCCGCTGCAAATGAAAATGAGCTGAGAACCATAAATTTGTATGGAGACATTTCTGAACGCAAAGGAGCCGATGTCGTCGCAGCGTTACTTTATCTAGAGAACACATCACATACGGTCACTAACAAGGACCCGCAAGATTTAGAATCTGAACAGGTTATTGTGGCGCGCTCAATAGCTATGATGGTGTCGACACATGGTGGCACTGCATCTGATATGTTTTCTATTCTTGATGTAATGGATATGGTAAAGGAAAGGACCTGCGATATTGAAACATTTGGTATTGGAAAGGTAATGTCTGCCGGTGTCCCTATACTTGCTGCTGGAACAAAGGGTAAGCGCAAGGTGGGTCGCAACTGTCGCATCATGTTACACAATGTTATGGCAGGATCTCACGGAACTATTTTTTCAATTGAAAATGAACTAGAAGAGATCAAGTGGGTGCAAGAAAGATATATTGAAACTCTTGCCAGTTATACAAAATTGACTCCCTCAAAGATAAAGAAGCTCCTAAAGACTCAGAAGGATGTTTACATCTCGGCTGAGGAGGCAATTAAAATGGGTATTGCGGACGAAATTATCTAATTATTGGGAGGAGTTCTATCATGTCAAACACTATATCAAACAAAAATGATCTATTTTCCCTTTTTGAAGAGGTTTTTCAGGACTGGGCCAATGGTGGCAAGGTCTTAACAGAAATGTCAGACAAGGCTAGGAAGAAAGAGGCTGAAAAGTTCCTGCTTTCACTTCCAAAGTTTACCCCAACAGAAGCATGGGGCAATCCACAGTCAACTAGTAGAAAAACTATCAGTAGAATCTTTTCAGTTGTTGGCGGAGGCGCTTCCGTAGAAGGAAAGTTAGCGTATCTTCAAAGAATCACAGATGAGAACAATAGAATTACCTCACCTCGAAGAGTAATTGCATCCCTAATAATGCTGGAAGCCTTAGCAACCATCATTTCAGATTTCAATGAGGCTTCTGCGGGCTTTGTATTTGAAGGCTGGTTATCAGCCCTTCTTCAAGGTAGACAGGAAGCAGAAAGAACAGAAAAGGGCAATCTACCAATTCAAGACCTTGTCGCGTTCACTCAGCTTAAGGAAGGTACCCCCACAGTCCCTGTGAGCTTGAAGCTACTCAGCCCAAAGACAAAGGTTGAAGGAAGTTACACCAACTTGGTTGACGCTCTCTTTGATGAGCCAGAGTTCGGCGGCCGCATGTATTATGTTGTAGCTAGAAAGTTGGAAAATCATATTACAATCGAAGGGTTCGACATCAACAGGGAAAATTTTATAGACCTCATGACCCTGCAGGGTGGAGCAAAGGGAACTACGAAACTCAAAAGTTCAGGAGCAGTTCTGTTCAATATCAAAGACCCAGAGATTGTCCGAAAGTATGGTCTTGAAGACGGATCAGCAGAAAACGTTATAGCGCTATTGAAATCTCTGAAGGCTAGCCCTAAGGAACAATATGAGATTCTTATAAGAACTGCCGGGTACACTCAACTTTCTCGTAAATTATCACAAATGGAAAAACAACCACAGGATCAAGACCAGGGTCAGGAACAAGAAAGATCTCCGGAAGAAGCAGAACAAATGCAAAATGAAGCAATCAGAAGGTACAGCGAAAGAGAAAGACTGCTTACAGAATCAAGTCAAACTCAGTGGACTCTATCCACAACACAAATTGATGTGCTGGTTAGAGAGGGGGTGATTCAACTAGCTCAGCTTGGCGAGCTTCCAAAGAATAGAGAGACTGTTATCGAGGTTGCTACGATGCACATGGACACTGTAAGGGAAAAGTTTATGATTCTTTTCAAAGCTTTCGCAGACCTAAACGAAAACATCAATAAATATATAACTTTCCCGAAAAGAGATCAGGCTATCAAGGCCGGTGAGAGAGCTATAACTGACACCGGCGTCATTCAGAAAGAAATTCAAGAGAACGTCCAGGCCGATGAAGTTTCCGTCGAAGATGATTTGCAATAAACCCCTTGACAAACCCATAAAGTGTGCTATAATATACATATCAATGAAAGCGAGGCATAATGACCACACAACTCAGCCACGGAACCGAACTCCGCAACAAGGTTCTTGACGGCGTAAACACTCTTGCGGATTATGTAGCAACAACACTTGGCCCCAAAGGACAGAATGTTCTAATTCACAAAAAAGATCGACGACCATTTGTGACGAAGGACGGAGTAACTGTAGCACAGAACGTCAGCTTTGAAGACCCACACATGAATGCTGGAGCTGAAGTGGTAAAACAAGTGTCTGCTATGACAAACGCAGAAGCAGGCGATGGTACCACAACCTCCACGGTTTTGGCAAGAGAAATCTTAGTACAAGCTAATAAGCACATCGCATCAGGCACTTCCCCTATTGAGATCAAGCGAGGACTAGAGCAGTGTCTGGCAGAGGCTGTACAGGCAATAGAAGAGATCTCGCAACCGATCTCTTCAGCAGAAGACGTAAAGCATATCGCGACAATCTCAGCAAATAACGACGAAACTATCGGAACTCTTGTTGCAACAGCAGTAGACAAGGTGGGAAAGAATGGTTCAATCACTATTGAGGAGGCTCGCTCTCTGGAGACGAGTTTGGATCTTGTAGAGGGTTTTCGATTTGATAGTGGGTATGCTGCCACTGCGTTTATAACAGACGATAGGAGGGCAGCCTGCCGGTATGAAAACCCAATGTTTCTTATCACCGACACTAAAGTAGACCAAGTCAATCAAATTTTACCCGCATTGGAGATAGCTGCACGAGAGGGACGCCCCTTCGTTATTGTTGCAGAAGAAGTGGAAGGTCAGGCTTTGGCCGCACTAATTATGAATACTATGCGGGGATCAATGAAGGTCGCTGCCGTGAAAGCTCCTCGGTATGGGGAGGAAAGAAGGGCTATAATGAGTGACCTTGCGGTCTCAACAGGTGCTAAGTTTTTTCAACAGTCTAGAGGCCATAAGCTAACTGAGGTCTCTTTGACTGATTTTGGACAGGCAGCAAGTGTGGAGATCACCAAAAACACCACTACGGTTGTTGATGGTGAAGGAGACTATGAAAAAGTTGATGAGACTATTGAGAAAATCAAAGTCGAGATACAACAAACTGATGATATCCATGAAGCGGGACGGCTCCAAGACCGTGTTACTCGCCTCTCTTCTGGTGTTGCTATCATCCGTGTTGGCGCTTCTTCTGAGGTTGAGATGATTGAAAAGAAGCATCGAATTGAAGATGCTTTAGAAGCAGTTAGGTCAGCACAGCAAGAGGGGATCGTGCCTGGAGGTGGGATGACTCTGCTACGTGTATCTAATGCAATTAATCCAAATTTTGCAACTGAGGAACAATCATCAGCCCTTTCCATATTCAAAAGAGCATTGGAAGCACCGTTTAGAACTATGGCAACAAACGCAGGGCTATCACCAGAAGTCAGCAATCTCAAGGTAGCTGACACTGAGGGTTGGATGGGTATAAATTTTTCTTGTGGTGAACTAGCAGACCTAAAGGTTACAGGTGTGTTGGACCCTGCAAAGGTTACCAGATGTGCACTGAAGAATGCAGTTTCAGTTGCGGGTACTCTTTTATTAACAAACCATAGCATTGTACACAGCTAGTCACTAGTTACTACTGCGGAGGGTTTCCTTATGGTAGAGCAAGAATACATGTTGGAAATGCAGTCAAAACTAGACAAAGTTTGCAACGGCATCGACGTCATGAGTGGCAAACAAGAACAGATGTCTGATGATATTGGTAAGATTAAAGAAGCGGTTTATAATCCAGATCAAGGACTGTATGCTAGATTGAGAGAGTTAGAATCGTGGAAAAAAACTTCATCGAGAATGATATGGACATTGTTCACTACAATGGTTGGTCTAATCGGTGCTTTTATACTAAAAAATATAGGATCTTAGAATGTTAGTAGAAATAAAAAGATTGTTAGTAGAAAACGACGGATATAAAAGAAATGTATCGTTACAGAAAATGTATGTCAATGCTACTAGTATAGTTTCAATATCGGATTATCACGGAGCACAAAAATTTTTGCTCAGAGAAAATTCTAATCTTGCAAAAGAAGAATTCTCCCTCATAAAACTAAATGAGGGAGGTAGTGTACAAGATATAATTGCTTTCGGCTCTGCACAACAGATTTTTGCAGCAATTGACAATAACCATTCGGGAAAAAGGCTGCTAAATGACTGAAAGAATTATTATTATTGGCAGATCTACTTGTCCATTTTGCATAAGGGCACTCTCTTATTGCGTGCAAAAAGATATAGAAAGAATATATCTGGATTATGCTGGCAGTCCTGAAATCTTAGAAGAATATAAGGAGTTTCACAATCACCCAACAGTTCCGATTATCCTTGCAAATAACTTAGAAACAGGTTATACTAAAAAAGTAGGTGGATATTCAGATTTGTTGGAGTATTTGTAGTGGATCAAAAAACAACCCCAGTAAAAGTTAGCGTCTTGAAAGTATTGTATAAAGGCCTGAAGCCTATCATATACAGGCTGGATTCCATTCTTGAAGATTATTATAGCAAAACTATTTCCCTTTCTCAAGCAGAGCTGACTGCTGCTTTAGAGTTTCGCTCTGCAGCATCAACTGTTGAATTGTTAATGTTAGACTACTTGAGTCAAATTAAAGAACACAATGTTGAAACTCTTTACTTGCCAAACAAAGAGTTTCAACTTTTGTTAGATTTATCAAAAACAGCGGAGTTGGCATATCGAGCCCCACTCGCAAATTCAGGTCTTTGGACACACTGATGATTTACTTAGGAATATTTTTATTTTTACTAGGGCAAATTCTAGGATGGTTTCAACTAAACGTCCAATCTTTTACAGAATATTGGAAAGACAAACCCTTGCTGTCAGCTATTGTGATGGGTGTGCCAACTTCAGTTCTATTTTGGTATGGGTGGAAGTTTGTTGTAGAAGAGACTGGTTCCGCCTGGTCTGCAAGGTTTATAGCTTCATGCGCCGGACTTATAATTTTTCCTATCTTAACCTGGGTTATCCTGGGTGAATCAATGCTTACAACAAAGACGATGATTTGCTTAGGGCTAACAATTATTATTATGTTAATTCAACTTTTCTATTGACACTCAAGACACTGTGTTTATATTATGTATGTAGCCAAGTTGCCGTAAGGGACTGAGCTACAAAATGTAACTTGCTTAATAAGGAGGAATATAAAATGAATGCAATTACTACATACCGACCCGGTCTACTAGGCCACCAAGTTATCAACGAGGTGTTTGATAACTTTTTCAACGATAGGGATCTGTT